TTAATTCCTACTTATTCCAAATATTTCATTAATCTTTTCTTGTTCTACTCCATGCTTTTTAGCAATTTCCATAAGTAGCTTCGTTTGCATCACAATGATATCGTCATTTGAACTAGAATCTATATTTAAACGCTTTTCTAATGCTGCAAATACAGCTTTTTTGATAATAAAATAAAGAACAACAAGTAATAAGCAGAATGCAATTAATAGCATTAAGATTTCAGAACCTCCAGGCATTGTCATGTATAAGAGTTTAATGTTAAGGTTGATATTTATCCACAATCGGATAAATTATTTTGCTAAAGATTTTAGTATTTTTAAATTTGAGTTGTAAACCCCATAAAGCCGCTTAAATAAACCAGTATGAAAAAGAAGAAACACAAAAAACGAACACTTAAAAACATTAAGCTTTCATCCTATTCAATTTATTCTCAAAATCTAATTGTGAGAGCTTTTGAACTTTTGAAACAATAACTGATGCAGCTTTTGTAGGATCGAGTTTTTCTTGAATCTCAGCTAACAAAGCAACCATATAATCCATTTTAATGTTTGAAGCTATACTTGCTAACTGAGATTCTTTATTCAATTCATCTTTATTTAATTCTAAATCTGCTTCATTAGAATCCGAATTATTTATACCGAAAAAGTTCTGTAATGTTATATAATCTTCTACTTTAGGGGCTCCTTTTCCTACCTCCCATTTTTCAATTTTCGCCTTAGAAATACCTGTTGCATCTGCAAGATCCTGCTGAGACAGATTCCTTTCCTTTCGTAACTCTTTGATATTCATTATAATAAAATATTTTAAAGAAAAAGTTCTTTATTTTTCTTGTATTTACAGACAAAGTTCTTTAAATTTGTGATATCAATTTAGAAATACAAATGTAGTTACAAAATGAAAGTAAGCAAAAAAATAAAAGATTTGATATTGTCTAATAACAATTTCAGTCTCGAGTTAGCTGGAATTTTAAAGATTCAACAAGCTTCACTAAGATTACTTGCTAGAAGAGATTCTGACCGTTTAACGCTCTTTCAATGTGTAGAGTTTTATAAATCTAAAGGACTTACCCAAGAAGAGATTTTCGAACCTGAACAAGTAAAAGCTTAAGCCATGTCTACATTATCATTTAATCAGATTGAATTAATAGAAATCAGAATTGGCATTTTGAAAGATTTGAAAACCAAGATTCTATCTATTGATCCAGAGTTAAAAAGTCCAGTGATAAAAAGAGACGTGAAAAAGATTAACTCTAGTATTCACAGCTTCTTAGTTCAAATCATCCATTTACAAACTCAACCAAAAGCGTAAGTCATGATTACTATTACTACAACCCAAGCGAAAAAGCTTCAAACATATTTAAAAGGAATGGAGGACCATTTAGCAATGGCTAATTCATTCAAGGAAAAAGCTGGTTTATTAATAGAAGAAATCGGGGGTCTTTACCCCCGCCCTTCCAAGGGAAAACGAGATGAAGTAGTATCAAACGCTTTGGCAAAAAGACAATCAGCTTTCAAAAAGAAACTTCAAAAAGGCACAAACAATTAAACTCTACAATATGGAATCACTAATCATTTTTCAATACAAGTATGATCACAATGTTGATGCAGCTATAGTCGGACATAGAAACTATAAAGCATACGTGCCAGTTATTGCAACACTAAAATGCAATATGGATTTTCCAGAATTATCAATCGGTTATGTAAATACTATTGATACTACAGAATTGGAATTGTCTGACGAGCAAATGTGCCAGTTGCATAATGATGTATTGTTTTCTGCCATTGATATGGCGCAAACATCTGCAGTTGATTTGGCAATGGCAATGAGTCCTAGTAAAATGATTGTTAATAGTGTTGGAAATTTAATTGAGTTGCATGCATAAGAAACAAATCAAAAAAGCAATCAAGGAATTGGAACGCGATATCAATACAAGTTTTCTATACCAATTGCCACAAATCGAGTTAAGACTTCAATCAATTACAAGTATGACTATGGCGAAAAGAATGTACTGGAGTCGTCTTAAATGCTTGAAGTTGAATGTAAAAATTGCGAAGATCTATACTAAATATAATCATCCTAAAAAAGTTGGGATATGGTAAAAACATTAATCAAAATGATCCTCTGGTCTTTAATGCTTCCATTATTGAAACCAGATCAACAGGAACATAGAAGTCAGTGCTCGCACGAAGGATGCGAATACTAGTTTTTTAAGGGTTTAGGGTTGACGTCCTAGTGTTTCTACACAAGGGACATTTTTAAAAAGTTCTTTCAAATGATGAAGTGGCGGAATGAGGTAGTAAGGTCGTAAAGACAACTAAAACTCTAGGTCAGACGCCTATTGGTCGCAACCAGTAGAAAAAGAAGTGCGCAATTCATGTGGGTTCGAATCCCTCCTTCATCACAATACTAAGCAAGGAATATCGCAAACAGTGATTTACAAATTTACGCTGACGAGGGCGCTCGTGACTGCTGGAGAGACAGCATTTTTTAAAGTAAACAATTTCTCAAAATAAAAAACCGCCAGCGGGAACTGACGGCCATTTTAAAACCACAATCATAAAAATCATGGAAATTAAAATCCACAAAATCAAAATTACGAATTTCAAAGGTATTAAAGACCTTGAAATTGATTTCAACGGAACTACGAACATTTTCGGTGCTAATGGTACTGGAAAAACAACCGTTGCAGATGCATTTTCTTTCTTACTATTTGGTAAGGATACTTCAGATAAAAAGGACTTTAGTATTCGTCCAAAAAATGCTGATGGATCTGACAAAACTCGTATAGAGAGTGAAGTGTATGCTGAAATGGAGTTTGATGGTGAAAAACATACATTCAAACATATTTTCAAAGAAAACTATGTAAAGAAAAGAGGTTCGAAAGAAGAACAATTCACCGGTAATGAGCATCTATATTTCTTTGATGATGTTCCAATGCAATTGAAAGAGTACAAAGCAAAAATTGATTCTTTCATTCAGGAAGAAACTTTCAAACTAGTTACTAATGTAAACTATTTCAATTCATTAAGCTGGCAAGATCGTCGTAAAACTTTAATTGCGATGGCGGGAAATATTACCAATGCAGATGTTGCTTATAATAATCCAGCATTCCAGGAACTTCTTACAAAAATGGGTTCCAAGTCCATGGATGAATTTGCGCGTGAATTGGCAGCCAAAAAGAAAAAATCCAATGACGAGTTGAAACAAATTCCTACTCGTATTGATGAATTGGAAAAGACTAAACCAGAACCGATCAATGCGATTGAAATTGGAAATCAAATTTCAACTCTTGAATCAGAGATCAGCCATATAGAACATCAAATCTATGATAGTTCAGAAGCTTTAAAAGAGCAAATTAAAAAATCTGAGCATGCACAACGTCTTGTTTTCAATAAAAGAAATGAATTGCGAGAAATCGAATATGGATTGAAAGCTTCTTTAAACTCTGGTAGTTCCGATAGTCAATATCAATTGAGAAGATTGACTACAACGGTCAATGACATTACAAATGAAATTGTACATACAAAGCTTTCAATAGATAGATATAAAGATCGTATTGAAGAGTTGGAACAAAACAAAGCTTTAAAGTTGAATGCTTTTGAACTAGAAAGCAAAAAACAATTGACTTTTGACGATGCTAATTTCTGTTGTCCTACTTGCAAAAGAGCCTACGAAGCTAATGATATTGAAGCTAAAAAAGTGGAATTGCAAAACAACTTCAAGATTCAAAAAAATAGAAATCTTGATACTATTGAAGCAGACGGTCTTTCTCTTAAAAAATCTATTGAAGACGGTAAAACATTATTGGCAGAAAAAGAACAATTACTTTCTGATTTACAAAACAAGTTAGATGCAGCTCAGATTGAATTGGATAATGCAAAAGCGGCTCAATCAGAGGTAAAAATCAAAACTATTGAAGGGGTTTTGACAGCAAGTCCAGAGTATCAGAAATTGAAAGCTGAGATTGAATCGGACGAACAAAACATTCCTAAAGTTGACAATCTAAATACAGATCATCTTCAAAATCAAAAAAGAGAATTGGTTTCTCAAGTGGATAGTTTTAAGGCTCAACTTTCTACAAATAGTCAGATTGAGAAAGCTGATGCACGTATTAAGGAATTGTCGGAGAATGAATCAAAATTGGCTCAAGAGGTTGCAGATTTTGAAAACCTTGAATTCACTATGCTTGAATTCCAAAAGGCTAAAATGAGCTATATCAGTGATGCTATCAATAAATATTTTGAGTTCGTAAGTTTCAAAATGTTTGATACACAGATCAATGGCGGTGAAACGCCAACCTGTATCACTACAATCGACGGTGTGCCTTACAACGATGCAAATACAGCTTCCAAAATAAATGCTGGTATGGATATCATCAATGCTCTATCAAGGTTCTATAATGTGTCTGCTCCAATCTTTATCGACAATTCTGAATCTATAACTGATATAATTCCGACTGATAGTCAAATTATCAAATTGATTGTTGATCGGAACTACAAAAAATTACACGTAGCATAAATTATGAAAAAGCTTTCCAAACTATATACAATGTGGGCTAATATGAAATCTAGATGTAATTGTCCAAGAAGGCCTGATTTCAAGCATTATGGAGGTAAAGGTATTACTGTTTGCAGTGAATTTATGGATTTTAAACAATTTGAATTGTGGGCAAAAACACATGGTTACAAAGAGGGTTTGAGTATTGAAAGAATTGATAATAGTAAAGACTACGAACCCTCCAATTGCAAGTTTATTCCCATTAGGGATCAATCTAAAAACCGAACCACAAATGTGAGATTGGAATTTAATGGTCAAATCAAAAATCTATCCGATTGGGCCAGAGAATTTAAAATTCATGAAAGAACAATTAGGTCAAGATTGGATGCAGGATTCACAATTTCAGAAGCTCTCACTATGACAAAAAATAGATCAATAAAAAGTGAAGTATTCTATTATCAAGGAAAAGAATATACAAAAGCTTCATTGGCAAAAGAATTAAATGTCAGCAAAACCACAATTGGAAGGCTTTTCAAACAGAACCTAACGATAGATAAAATTTTTTCAAAGTTAAAAGTCGCTTAATTATTCCTTAATCGAACTGTTCGGAAATACCGAACAGTTCACAAATAAAAAATAATGTCAACTCAAAATAATAATAGTCAAGTTCCTACAACAACAGCAGCACAACCACAAATTGAAGTTGTAAAAAAAGATATTTCATCTCAGGTTCTATCCAAAATAGAAACATTCAAATCCACTGGTGAATTGAATATTCCCAAAGATTATTCTCCTGAAAATGCTTTAAAATCTGCATATATCACACTTGCTGAAACTTCCAATAAGGAAGGAAAATATGCACTGGAATATTGTACGAAAGAATCTATTGCAGATAGCCTTTTAAAGATGGTAATCTGGGGCTTATCTCCTTTGAAAAAGCAATGCTATTTTATCATGTTTGGCAACAGATTACAATGTACTCCAGATTATTCTGGAAACATTGCCCTTGCTAAAAGATATGGAAAATTAAAATCCATAAAAGCCTTAGCCATTTTCAAAGGAGATGAATTCAAATTTGAAGTAAATCCAGCAACTGGCCACAAGAAAGTATTAGAGCACAAGCAAACTATTGAAAGTATTGGTTCTAATGAAGTTATTGGCGCCTATGCTATTACGGAAATGGAAGATGGAACTACAGATGTAGAAATCCTTTCAATGAAACAAATACGTGCATCATGGGAACAAGGAGCTGCAAAAGGTTCATCTCCAGCACATAATAAGTTTCCTGATCAAATGGCTATAAAAACCGCTATTAACAGAGCATGTAAATTAATTATTAGATCATCTGATGATTCTGCTCTTATGGAAAGTGTAGAGGATGAAGCCGAACAAGTAACTCAATTCGAAGCGGATGTTAATAATGAGATTACTGAAAAATCAAACAAAAGACCAATCAGTATAAATATGGATTTGTCTACAATTCCAGAAGCGGACGAAGTTTCAAATGATCCCGAACCACTTGAAGCTATGCAAAATGAAGGCGAATTATTTCCAACAGAACAAAGACAAGCGAGATTCTAATGCAGTTAAAGATTATTGGCAGTAATAGTGATGGTAATTGTTATCTATTGGAAGCGGATAATGGAGAGACTCTAATATTGGATTGTGGTTTCCGATTCCAAAAGATAAAACAGTCTCTTGACTATAATTTATCAAGAGTTTCTGGAATACTTCTAACTCACGAACATGGTGATCATTCTAAAGGGATTAATGAAGCAATCAATGCTGGAATGAATATTTATACATCAAATGGAACTGCAGAATCTCTTGGACTTGAAAAATCACACAGAGTTTTTCCAATGAAAGCTTTAAAGACTTATGAAATAGGAACTTTTAAAGTGATGCCATTTGATGTTAAACATGATGTAAAAGAACCTTTTGGATTCCAAATATATCATCCTGAATGTGGACTAGTAGTATTTATTACAGACTCCTATTATGTAGAGTATCAGTTCCCAGGTACTAACAACTACATCATAGAAGCGAATTACTCAAAAGAAATCATCAACGATAAAGTTTCAGAAGGTTTTCTTCTCGAATACAGAAGAAATAGAGTTGTAAGATCTCACATGAGTATTGACAATTGCATTGATCTATTGCTGTCAAATGATCTTTCTACTGTAAACAATATTGTGCTAATACATCTTAGTGATGGGAACTCTGATGAAGCACTCTTTTATAATAAAGTCCGAGACGCGACACACAAAAAAGTATTTGTCGCTGATGCTGGGATGATCATTGAAAACTTTAATAAAACCCCTTTTTGATATGAAACTATTCTTTTTTGACTTAGAAACTACTGGTGTAAAATATTGGAAAAATGGAATTTGGCAAATAGCAGGAATGGTTGTTATCGATGGCGAAATAATGGAAACTTTCGATTTTAAAATACAACCAAACAAAGCCTGTGAGATTGAGGATGAAGCTTTAAAAGTTGGTGGAATTACAAGGGATGATTTAAAATCATTTATAACGATAGAAGAAGGTTATTCTTCAATTATTAAAGTCCTTTCCAAATATGTAGACAAATTCAATAAATCAGATAAGTTTTTCTTAGTTGGATATAATAATGCATCATTCGACAATCAATTTTTTAGAGCATTTTTTGTACAAAATGGTGACTCTTATTTTGGTTCTTGGTTTTGGAGTTCTTCAATAGATATTATGTGTCAAGCCGCTGATTTTCTTAAAAAGGAACGCCATTTAATGAAAGACTTTAAACTCTCTACTGTTGCCGATTTTTTAAAAATAGAAGTAGATCCTGATAAGTTACATGATGCACTGTATGACATATATCTCACAAAAGCCATTTACGATAAAATAAGCTATAAGTGATCCTCAAACGTGACATAGCAACCTATTACCATTTTATCCAAGCTAAAGCTGGAGATGAGGTGAAAATGATTCCAGATGGTGATCATGGAAATGTGAAAATAGTAGAAGACAAAAATGGTAATAGGTTTCCAATTCACGAAGACGATATTTTATTAGAAGGTGGACAAATAGAAGATCACATTGAAATAGAATCTATAAAAGTTCAATCGAAAGCAACTAAGAAAACAATTCAAAAAGTAACTCAAACAAGTTTATTCTAATGAGTAATAAAAAATCAAATCGTCGATACTATTTACATAGATGCGTTAAGCGATTCATTCGAACTAGAGTAGCTAAAACGCTTTTTGTTCCTCATGATATCGAATTGAAAGAAAAGCAGGAATTCTACGTAAAAGAGCTTCAAAACAAATATGGTTATAGTGTTCAAACTGAAATAAGATAATGGCAAAGATTGAATTAACTGGACATATAGCAGAGACTGGAGAGGTTAAAATATGGGGACGTCCTCGCTACGATATGTGGTTGAAACAATATGCTGGCAAAGACATTAAAATCATGACTGAAACAATATCAAATAAGAGAACAACTCCACAAAATGCTTACTACTGGTCGGTTGTAGTTCCTCTTGTAAAAAGTGCAATCAATGAATTTGGAAACCAATATTCCTCTGATGATACACATGAATTTTTGAAAGCTCAGTTTAATTCTGAACAAGTTGAAGTTGGTTCCGGACTTTACATTGATATGCCACAATCCACTTCAAAATTGGACACTAAAGAATTCATGGAGTACATCCTTAAAATCCAACAGTTCTCTGCAGAAGTATTCGGTTTAGTTATTCCAGATCCTCAAACAAATTTCATTAATCAATAAAATATATTTCAATGGCAAAAGTTACAAGTATCAAATTTGAGAATAGTGAAAAATCACAAGAACTGACTAATAGAGTGATTGATGCTATCGCTGGAAAATCTCCGGAGGAAAAAGAAATTGAAATCAAAAGTGCTACACTAAAGGATGAAATGTGTGATTACACTTATGAATTGCTAACTGGAAAATCTAAAGGTGATGTATTAAGTAGAGATGGTGTCCATATTGTTCATGAAGATCTGTCTGAAGCATTCAAAGAACTATTAATATTTGTGGCTCACATTGATGGAGTATTTGCTCATTTTGCACAAAACGATACGCCATTAAAAGACTTGGAAGCTAAAGCAATAGTTGATACATATAATATTACGGGTTTTAAAATATCCGGTGTTGAAGAAAATAAATCTGTTGTGCTCTATGGAAGTAAAAATGTTCAATATGGGAAAATTCCATTGACACTTCCAAAAATCAAATTTTCAGGGTCCTATTTATACATTGAAGAACTTCAAAATAGACTTTACAAGGTTTTGAATGAAGTTGAATTGTATATGGAAGGAAAACACAATCCTGAATATATACAAACTGAAATGTTTGGAAATTATCAGGAAGAAAATGCAGACTATAAATTCGAAGAAGCCAAAGTTAAATAGATGTTTTTACCTCGTCCATATCAATCAGATTCAATTAATTTAGGTATTATTTTTTTGACAAGTTCTTCATTTGAAAATGAGATACTTATACTACCTACTGGTGCAGGAAAATCAATTGTAATCGCAAAAATCTTAGAGCCTTTGGATGGTAAAACTTTAATACTTCAACCATCCAAAGAAATCTTGGAACAGAATTATGCTAAGTATATTTCTTCTGGCAACAAAGCATCTATCTATAGTGCATCAGCTGGTCAAAAAGAAGTTTCAAATGTCACATTCGCAACAATTGGTAGTGTAATCAATAAGAAGCATTTATTCAATGGAGTGAAATACATTTTGATTGATGAATGCCATTTGGTTAACCCTGAAACAGGGATGTATCAAGAATTCTTAAATTCTTTTCCAAATGCTAAGGTTCTAGGACTTACAGCTACACCATATAGATTAACAACTGGATCTGAGGGAGCCATGCTTGAGTTTATTACTAGAACATCTCCAAGAATATTTTCAAAGGTCTTGGGGTATGTTCAAACTAAAGTATTATTTGATGCAGGTTATCTTTCTAAATTAGAATACTATTCTTTTTCTGTTATAGATAGATCAAAACTTACTGTTAATAGTAGTGGTTCGGATTTTACAGAAGCTAGTTTGAAAAGGTATTACAAGGCTATAGATATGCCTTCAAAAATTGCAGGAATAGCCAAATCTATTTTAAGTAAAAAGACAAATCTATTAATATTTTGTTCACTACTTGAAGAAGCAATTTCTGTATCTAGGAAAATATCAGGATCCGTAATTCTTACTGGTGATACAAAAACTCTTGAACGCGAACGCATACTTGCACAATTCAAAGCTGGTAAAATTAAATGCTTGATCAATGTTGGAGTTCTAACTACTGGATTTGATTATCCAGCATTAGAAGCTGTTTTGATTGCGCGTTCTACTATGTCGCTTGCACTTTATTATCAGATCATTGGTCGAGTAATGCGTATTTGTCCAGGTAAAGAATCTGCATGGGTGGTTGATATGGGAGGTAACATCAATTTCTTTGGCAAGATTGAAACTATGGAGATTAGGGAAGTCAACGGACTATATTCTGTTTGGAATAATGGTCGTCAATTAACAAATGTTCCATTTCAAAAATAAGGAGGTGATTATGTCAAACGAATATCAAGAAAAGTTTGCAAGACTATTACAATTGTCTATCAATGTTCGGACCTCACAAAACAAGTTTTTCGCAGCTAGAAAGCAAGGATTTTCTGGTAAAGCAGAATTACAAGAAAGCAAAACTGCAGAACATAATCTGGATGCTTTCATCAAAGCCGAAAAAGTGAATATGAAAAATTCAAATCAGGGTAAATTATTCTAAGCCAAACTATGAATTATATAGAGTTAATAAGAGGATTCTGGCGTTCGCATGATGTAGAAGCATTTCCTACCAATGTCATTGCACTTTACTTCTATTTGATTGAGGTAAATAATAAGACATCTTGGATACCTTCGTTCAAGCGCAACAATGCTAAAATCTGTGCAGATTTAAGCATCAGTTTCCCTACACTAAATAGCGCAAGAAATAGGCTTAAACAAGCTGGTTTAATTGATTTCAAAACACAATCTGGAAATGCGAATGTTTCTTATAGCTTGAAAAATATTTTCAAGGTTGCTAATGAGGTTACTAGTGAGGTTAGTAATGAGGTTAGTAACGAGGTTTCGTTAAGGTTGGATGATACTAAAGATAAACTTAAAACTAAAACAGAAACTATTAATAATAATCCTAACGGATTAGGCGATTTTACATCGCCACGTTTAAAATCTTTTGAGCAATTACAAATTGAAAAAGAAAAGGAATTGTATCGATCTATTCCTAAAAACAAAGAATCTGTTTTTAAATTTCTAAAAGACCGTCCAAATATCGTTGATCCATACTTTGACTTCTGGAACATGTTTGCTAGTGAAACAGGCAGACCAATGGCAAAAAAACTGACTGACACTCGTCGTAAAAAACTTAGAACACGTATACGTGACAAAGATTTTGATATGGGAGAAATATTTAGAAAAGCGAAATCAAGTGAGTTATTATCAACTTCAAAATGGTTCACTCTTGACTGGATTATAGATAATGAAAAGAACTACTTAAAAGTACTTGAAGGCAATTACGACAACGAAAAATTTAACAAAAATGGACACACAGATTCCACAAAATCAAATCAAGAATTCGAAACAACGTTGGAACGCCAAAAAAGAAATGCAGGGCAAATTTGATTTATCAGAAGCTAGAGTGATGCCAAATGCAAAGGACTTAGAAATTGCAATTATTGGATCAATACTTTTGGATAAAGATGCATATGATACAGTATCAGAGATCATAAAAACTTCAGATTGTTTTTATGATGATGCTAACAAGACTATTTTTTGTTCAATTCAGGATATGAACAAATTGGGTAAGAAAGTAGACATGCTTACGCTTGTTGAATATCTACATGCGAATAAAAAACTGGAAGAGGTTGGAGGTCCGTACTACATCACCAAAACAACAAACATGGTGAGTAGTACTGCACATCTAAAAGAATATTGTGAAATCGTATTCCAAAAATTTATTAATCGTGAGTTGATAAAATTGTCATCGAAAATTTTACACGATTCATATCAAGAATTAATGGATCCATTTGAACTTTTAGAACAGTCTGAAAGTGTTATTTCGCAACTTTTAATAAATGGCACTATACGATCTTACATTGCAGTGGGTTCATTATCACTTCAAGGTCTAATAGAAATAGAAAAGAAAAAATATGAGAAAGAAAAAGCAGTAAAGGAAGGAAAACCATATTGCATCTCAGGTATTGATTCTGGATATCCTTCAATTAACGCTTTTACAGAAGGATGGCAGCCTTCTGACTTGATCATACTTGCAGCAAGACCATCTGTTGGTAAAACAGCATTTGCACTAAATCTTTCATATAATGCAGCTCTTAATGGTCAAGCCGTTGGATTTTTCTCACTTGAAATGACAAGAGTTAAAATAATGAATAGACTCTTTTCAATTGACACTGGGATATCATTGTATAATATTTCGAATGGAAGATTAACAGATGACGAATCAAGAAGATTGACCAATTCAGCGGAAAAATATTCTAAAGTACCTCTATATATCGACGATACATCTAGCCTTAGTATTACCGAATTCAAATCGAAAGTAAGACGAATGGTTATAGACCTTGGCGTAAAGATGGTATTTCTTGATTATCTGCAACTTATGAGCGGTGGTAAAGAAAAATCATTTAATAGAGAAAGAGAAATTGCCGATATCAGTAGGAATATGAAAATCCTAGCTAATGAGCTAAATATTCCAATAATCGCATTAAGTCAATTGAGCCGTGCTGTAGAACAAAGAAAAGAAAGCAATCCAATTCCTCAACTAAGTGATTTGCGTGAATCTGGAGCTATCGAACAAGACGCGGACGTTGTAATATTTGCTACTCGTGATGACTATGGAGAGACTGAAGAAGATAGAGAGAAAAATGGAATGGATAAAAAATATTCAAAGGTTCGGTTGAAATGGGCCAAACATAGAAATGGAGCACTTGACTATAAGGTTCTGACAAGTGATCTTAGTATTCAAAAATTTTACGATCCAACAAATGATCCACAAACCTGGCCATCAGAAACTGGTAGTTGGAAACCTATAAAGCAACTTCCATCTTCTTCACAGGACGATTTACCATTCTAAAATTTTATCAAAATGCCATCAAAAAGATTGAATCTGGAAACGACTGAGAACGCCCAGGCTGTTAGACTATTGGATATAGGTATTGAAGATATCACTGAGCGTAACGAGAAAGCGCAAATATTTCGCTCTTATTCAGTTGCAGCAAGGTTTCTACATACTACTAGGAAAAAAGTCGAGCAAGCGGCTAAAAACACAAAAACGCTTAATCGTAGAATCTATGATCCTACAACAGAAAAAACATATGCAGTCCGAAACTATTTCCCAAAAAATGAAAATCAATTACAAAAATGAAAAATAAACTATTGTGGTTTTTTCTCGCAATAATCTTAGTTCTGATACTTGGATCATTAATGAGTTGTTCATCTCAGAAAGCCGGATGCCAATTACCCAAATGGCACATGCAACGAAAAGTGATCAATACAAAGCTCACTCCTTTCGCGCGAAAAAATCTTAAAAATTCAAAATAGAAATTATGTCAAACGAAATCGAATTATCAAACAGAGATCTGGACGATTGGAAATTTATGATCAAAGAACTCATGGACGTAAAGGAAAAATTTAAGTATTTCCAATCTGTATTTATCAGTACTAAAGCAAGAACCGACTATGCTAAGTATGTTCTTAAAATTAGTCAGATCGTCGCTGAAATGCGCAACCTCTCCCACCCTAGTCATAGACATCTATTTACAAAAATGAAAGATGAAGGAACAGCTTTGGGTGCAATTACCGAACTATTGAACCAAGTCAATGAGGATAGTATAAATGAATTGCTGGTTACAGTTCAAGCCATGGCCAATGGATATCCAGTTGATTTTGTTCGGTACGACAAAGGAACAACGGATGAAGAACGTAAACAATGTGCTGAACTCAACAGCCTTTTTGGAAATGTAGATCAGGAGAAACGAAACAAGATTATTCAATTCGCAAAATCAGTAGCGTAATGGCAATTTTGAAAAATTATTAGAATGAAAAAATCCATAGAAGAAAATTACAGTAGAGCACTTAAGACTATAATCTCTCCTATGGACACAATAAATAGCTTTTTGTTATTTGTTTTTGGTGAACACAAAAGCTATGATACCAGCTAAATTCAAGTAAATAAGCATATTTAAAATATTGCTTCTTTTCCTAAATGATATTACAGCGGGTTTGTCATGAAAATGATATTTCAGTTTGTAAATCCTGAAATAAGATCTTAGTAAATAACTAAAATCACAAGTCCTTACGGACATAATGTTTAGCACTTTCAAAATTGAAAGAACTACGAAAGCTGAAATTAGAAGTGTCATTTTATATAAATAATGCGCAAAATTATATTGACAATTATCAATAAAATATCAGCACATAGATATAAATGTTTTAATCATGCTTAGGTAGTTCATTAACAATTCATTGTAAATTTTTGGTTATATCAAAACAAGGCATCTGTATTTAATTATTAAGCACTATTATATGAAAACATTAACCATACGCCAGCCTTGGGCATCATTAATCGTTGCCGGAATCAAGGATATTGAAAATAGAACTTGGAAAACAAGTTATAGAGGTCCGTTGCTGATACATGCAGCTTCTTTTAAAATTAAGAATTGGGATAATATTCCTATTACGGAAAATCAAAAAGATATATTAAGGAGTTATGGAGCTGGAGTTATTGATTACGACATCACATCTGCCATCATTGGCAAAGTTGATCTAGTGGATTGTGTTATCAATCACGATAGTATTTGGGCGGAAAAATGTATGCCTGAACATTACAAAATATACAACTGGGCTTTAGCAAATCCAATACTATTTTATGAACCTATTCCTGTAAAAGGCAAACTAAGTTTATGGGATTATCCAAACATACTTGCAGAACCAGAAGAAGAAAACGGAAAACTATTTTGTCATTGCCAAATACCAGTAAAAGAGGAAAATCAAGTAAGTAGATTCTTAGGAGAAGAGTTCAGATGTAATTATTGCGGTGGTATTTGGTACAAATAAAAAATATTAATTATGGTTTATATAGACGATTTTAATGCTCCATTCGGACGTATGAGAATGTGTCACATGATTGCAGACACAACAGACGAACTGTTACAAATGTGTGATAAAATTGGAGTTGCAAGGAAATGGATTCAATATCCAAATACAACTAAAGAACACTTTGATATTTGCCTTTCTAAAAAACAACTAGCAATTAAGTTTGGAGCAAAAGAGGTTGGTTTTAGAGAACTTTCAAATATTATCCAGAATCGAGAACAATCTCACACTTTAATCGCAACGCCAACGGACTTTGGCTGCATAGTAGAAGGAGGTGGAAAATGATCGACCTTTTGAGTTATGATAAAATAGTCATTAATAGTTCTGGAGGTAAAGACTCAGTATCTGCAATTTATTCAACTGTTCAGATGGCAATTTCTCAAAACTACAATATTGACAACATTATCATTTCTCATCAAGACTTGAAAATTTGTGAATGGCCAGGTACTTTGGATTTGGTCAAAAAACAAGCTACATTTTTTGGAATCAGAAATGTAGTTATCAATAGTAGAGATGAATCAATACTTGACTATGCCTTAAGAAGAGGTAAATGGCCATCCTCCAAACAACGTTGGTGCACATCCGATTTTAAAAGAGCCGTTGGAGATAAAGTTATTACAGCTCTTACAAGAGAATTAGAAGGCAATTTAAAAATCTTACATGTATTTGGTTTTCGAGCAGATGAAAGTTCTGCCAGAAGCAAAAAGCAAGTATTTGTAAGAAATGAAAGATTATCTACTAGAAAGCGAATAGTTGACGATTATCTGCCAATTCATGGATGGAGTGTTTTCAATGTTTGGGAGTGCATTCATGGAAATAATATTCCCTACCATTATGCGTATGATTTAGGAATGCCAAGACTATCGTGTGCCTACTGTATTCTGGCTCCCTTCGATGCATTGGTTTTATCTGGAATTCACAACAAAGAATTATTAATCAAATATGTTGAAGTTGAAAGAATTATTGATCACAAATTCAGAATGGATTTTTCACTTGAAGATGTTCTGAATGCAGTTAATAATGGATATGTACCGAAAAAAATCAACAACTGGAAAATGTAAATTAAAATGGCTAAACAACACTACACAATAGAATCATTCAGAGATACGCCTGCTGGTAGGCTTCCATCCAACGCCCACATTTTTGGAGAAAAGCACTCTAAGGAAAAGAAATCAAAAGCCAGAAAGAAGGAACCTAAAGCCCTAACCGAACTCAAAAACGTTTTAGATAGTTTGGAAATCGAATACGTTGAAGAACATAGGTTTCATGAATACCGAAAGTTTCGCTTTGATCTGGCTATCCTTGACCGCAAAGTTGCAATTGAATATGAAGGTGTCATGAGTAAGAAAAGCCGCCATACAACGGTAAATGGCTACTCAGTAGATGCAGACAAATACAACCTCGCTCAATCAATGGGATGGACAGTTCTTCGATACACAGTTATTAATTACAAAAATTTTGAAAACGATATTAAATCACTATTAAATAAATAAATCATGTTAAAACAACAAGTTAAAATCTTCAAATCAAATGAATGCGATGCCGAAACAGAAGTAAATATCTTCCTTAACGAAATATGTCCAATGGCAAGTACCGTAACTCCAGTATATAACGGAATTTTAGGAGGAATTGATTTTGTTGTAGTTTATTGTGTAAATACTGATGAAGCAATTGATATTGAAAAAATAAAAGCCAAAGCGGAGCAATGGGATGCACTTTATTCCAGAATTGAGAAATATTATTTCGATGAAAATGGAGATCCTTTGCCAGAAGATTTTGAAGGTGATGGATTGATATCAATTGGTGAAGCCGCTGCATCTGCATTTGGATTCTTTTAAAAACAAAAGGTGTCGAATTCGACACCATTAAAAAACAATATTATTCTCCTGGAGTATCATCATATTGCATAAGCATATATTTCCCTCTCTCGGAAATTTCCCAAAGAGATAATGCGGATTTCATGACACGATCTACAATTGGAGAACCTATACTGTTATGCCCAATTATGTTAGTCTCAAATCTAACTATATACTGATGATCACTTTCAAATTGACGAAATTCAAACAAACCATTTGTTCGTAATACTAAGGAATCAAGTCTGCCATCAACGTGATTCTCTAATAAATTTATTAATTGGCTTTTAGACGGCTGCATATTTTTTATTCAAAAATACAAATCATGACCGCAAAATCATTCAAAATATTAATTCCTTCAGAGTCATTTATCAAGAAGTCTGCTAACTACACATTTATCAATGCTGTAATAAGGCACATCCATTTTACAAGTGACAATGTAATGAAAGTAGATGATCACAGTCTATGTACTTTTGATTCTCAGTTTAAAAACCATCCAGAAGAAATTTGTGTGTTCTCTGACAATCTTTCAACGCTTAGGACAATCCTAAGATCTGTACCAAGGCAACCCGTTGTTTTACAATTTGATAGTACAACCGGAGATGACGACATTTATAAAATTTCTGTTACCGTTCAAATTTAATCAAATGACATGTGAGTATATGTTATTTCGCATTTTACATCATCTATTTTCCTAATTTTATTGCAATGAAATATCGCACCTTTTTTCATTTTTACTATAATAGGAAGTAGCTCAGTTTTAGGATTCTCTAAATATTTTAGTGGTTCAGATTCATTAATTGTAACAATTCTATCTGTAAGCAATTCAGTAACGTAGTAGTCCATATTTTAAATTTTAACTCCAAATATAATGAACAATCAAATATCCTTATTCGATACTCCAGAAGAAACTAGTCCAGTGATTCCAAAGCAAGAAACTCCCAAAGTGGACGAAAAGCCAAAGGATAAACCAAAAATAGTCCAGCCGCCAAAAGTTGAAACCATTCCAAACGATCAACTCACGGAAAAACAAAAGAAACTACTCCCCGACCGAATGAAAATTGGCAAATTCATTCGTGACTGGGAAGCGATAGAAATCCCAATTTGTAATGATCCTGATGCAAAAAGGATTATTGCCTTCATTCATGGCAGCATGGGTTTAATGAAATCCGAACTTTATGTATACATGAACCGATTAGGTTACACAGATCATTTGGAAGTTAGTGAGCCAAAGAAATATGATGTGAAAGGAGGTTAAATTTAAATTTTACAATATGAAATACAGTATTTGTTTAAAATTATATATTTGAAAAAATTAAACAAAATGACCCCTCAAAAAATAACATTTACAGTAACTAAATTTATTGATTCTTTAAATGCCACACATGAACCAATTCTACTAGATGTTGAAGCAGAAGAAGGTGCTGAAGAAAGAGATTGCTTTCCCGTAGTTCAAAAGAAGGTAGAAAAAGAAGGTGGTCGTATGATAATGGGGTGGCAAATCTGGCAATTCAAAGATCTATATATTGAAGCTGAATGTCACGCTGTATGGGAGGATAAAAATGAAGACTTACATGACATTACGCCTAAACCAGAAAGTGTAAAAAAAATTCTATTTGTGGAAGATTCAAATTTGATTTATGATGATAAACAAATAGAAAATATTATACTAAATACTAGTAATAATAAATTAGTAGATGATTTAATTGAAGTAAGTCATGCAATCTTTAAATTTGATAACAAAGGTATCCGGGCAGAAACATATAATCTTTCGGATATTTTAAATTCAGAACAAGTAGATTATAAAACATACCTATGGACAATGAGAGAAATGATAACTAGTATTCTTCAAAATAAAGGTAGTAGAAACTCAAAATGTCCATGTAATTCAGGAAAAAAATTTATTGAATGTCACAGGAAAGGATTTGAAACAAAAATTAAGTTAGACTTATAATTCTATTGGTTAACCAAAAAATTTGTATCAATACATATTATCCGTTCAATGTATTTCAGCTTAAGCGAACTCAAAATATGTATTGGTACATTCTGTATATCAGTAGTCTTTAACTAATAAATTCTAATTACCATTTTTTTATCATTATCAAAGTTCCATTGTACCTGCCACATTCTCCCATCAAATTGATCTAGCAATAAAAAGTTATATATGTTAGTTGTTGGATATAGAAAAAATCTACCATTCCTTTCTTCTCTTTCAGATACAAGTGATGTGTAAGATAGAGTTGACTCAAATCTATGATCCGAATCAGCTCCCCACTGGACTTGCGACATTTGCCCATTTCTAGTATTTAATTTGATGAAATTATACATATTTTTTGTGGCAAATAATCGATAAACAACCGAACTATCCGTAGATATATTTTGAACTGGGATTTGTGGTTCGGTTTGAGAATATGAGCTTTTTGCAAAGAATAAAATAACCAAGGTGATTAATCTGGCTTTCATGATGCGTTTTTAAGGGTTTCAAAAAAAATAAAGAAGTGTGAAGATACAATTATGTATTGGTACATTTAATTCGTAGCTTTATAAAAACCAAAACCTATGTCAGAATTTTGTCCTAAATGTGCACCCAAGTTTGGAATGGAGCCAGAACATCTTTACGAAGGTGAATTTTGCGAAGAATGTAGTATCCCTGGAACGCCCACAAAATGGCAATTGTTTGTGAGATGGATAAAAAACTATTTAGTCCGGCTTATATATAAGAAATATCATAGCAAATAAAAAGTGAGCAGTAAAAACAAAAATTACCATACTTAGATTGTATGGTAATTTTTGAATTAAAATAAACAATTGAAATTTAATTTTCAATAAGCGACAGCACCCAAAATAGATATATTGTAATATCCATAGCCACCTACTAGAGAACCTAAAACAACTCCATTATTAGAAGTACCACTACTTCCATGATTAATTGTATATGAATAATCTGATCCATCTGAGGAAAACATAGTTACACTATAACTAGCACTATTAAGTGTAACGTCATAAAACCATTGGTTTGTATTTGCAGGAACCGAAGCACTAAATGCAAAAGTATTAATGTTGTTATAAATATCAATACTAATTGCAACGTCAGAATTATTCTGTATATAAACAGAATTTACTGGTGGAGCAGAAATCAATTCTTGAAATATTGATTTTGCATTTGATACGAAACTAAAAGATAAAAATACCAAAATAAAGAGTGTGATCTTTCTCATTTTCAGAAGTTTTAAGTTAATAATACACCTAAGTTAAGTAGTAAATAATTTACTATTATTAATCCTTAAAAATATTTTTAATTGTAATATACTTTATATTGAATATTAAGTACAAATGATGAACTCATATAAATGTGCCTTTATACTTTAATTACATAGTCATATATTCGTGTTTTAAATTAAAACTAATAGATATATACTTCTAAATAATTTATGATGAGAAATGCGATAAAATCTCTTTTTTTATTATCTACTGTCATTTTATCTTGTTCAAAAGATAAAATTAAATCTGACGACATATTTAGCAATAACTTAATTGGAACATGGAGAATTGATTCAGGTTTTCAGTATCATAATAATCCAGATCCGATGAATTATAATTGGACTTATAAAGAAGCACCAACTTTATTCACCTTTAATAAAGACGGTAGTTATATAGGTACAGGATATTATGAATATAATGATGTGTCAACCTATACGATATTAGATAGTATAGTAATTACGAGAAGTATAAATACAGAACTGTTTCGATTCAAAATAAATTATCTGATCAAAACGAACAGTCAAATCGCGGTTTATAGTAATATTTCACCTTATCCAAATAGAGACTCCCTGATTTTATATATGACTAAGATTAAATAAAAAGGTCTATCTGTAGATACAAATAGACCCGCACTTAATAATTTAGAAGGGGCGTAAATATATAATTATTTAGTATTTATTTCATATCTTCATTAAGCATATTTACAATATTCTATATTTTAACACTAGGTCTTGAATATCCATTCAGGACCTTTTTAATTCCATCATTTTAAACGATAGAATTAAAAAATCCAAGCGTAGAAACACCTGGATTTATCCATTCTGAATCATATCAAATCATAAGTCTTAGTGTATAAACACAATGACGTAATTTTTATAATGTTATGCTTTGTGAAATTACGAATATTATAAATAAAAAATAATTTAATACTTTCACATGGGTTTTATAGGTTTTGGTCGAGCCGCGTTGTGTCTACATTGCGGCTCTTGTAATTAATATGAGTTATTAATTACAAAATGAATTTAATGAATTTCAATTAGTTGAAATAAAAAAATATGGTTGTCCAAATTGCTGCGTTTTCTCATATTTTCCAGCTACCAAATATAATAAATCGATGATATCTGAATAATAGTGTTACATTACATAAAATAGATAGGTATTATTCATAATGTTTCATTACATAATACCGACAAGTTTCCTATCTGTTACGCCCGACTTTTCTAAGTTGGGTTTGTCATATACTCAAATTTACGATTTTTTTTAGCTAAATCAAACGATTCGCGAATGAATAAGGTATTCTAAAATTAAATCGAACATGATTGTATTATTAACTGTTAAATGATTATAGGTAAAATTCCTATAATTTATATGATAAAATATAAAAGTTTAGAATCATGGCTTTGGCTCTTATTATATCTTATTTTTAATTTCATAATATGTTGGCTAGCTAGTTATGCCAAGTGCAAAATATAATTGCTCTATTGCAATAAAAATGTTAATTTAGAAGAATTACAAAAACCCTTTAATATTAATCATATGATCTTATCAATTATTATCTGTTCCTTATTAGCTGTTTATCTTGGAATAACGTCAAGGCCCAAAAAAAGTAAATAAAAAGCCCTTCACATAAAAATGTAAAGGGGCGTGAATAATCACTATCAATTAGTTCAATAAAGATATACAATTTATTGTGTTATTGTTTCTTTCAAAACTGCTTCAATTTCTTGAAGCCCAACAATCGAACCTTTATAAGTTGGATTACCAGCATTTTCGCCAGCTCGCAGTAACATTGTATTAATTGATTTCTCTAAATTATGAGAAACTGTTGCCGCGTTAATTCTAAACTCTCCCTTTGGAATTTGCACCGATTCAAAATAGGACTTCAAGCGCTCAAGCTCAGCCATCCACTCCGTTTTGCTATTATAATTGATCATGCCGCGCAAGGTAAGTGAGAATTGGATTTAATTATAATGAGAATGTAAAAAATCAATGCTAAATATTTTAGCAATTTGAATTATTTTTGCTATACAATGGCTGCACCAAAAAATAATCAGTTCTGGAAACAAAGATCAAAGCACGGATGTGATAAGTTATTTACCACGCCAGAATTATTGTGGGATGCAGCTTGTGAATACTTCACATGGATTGAATCAAATCCGCTTATCGAAATAAAATACGAAAATGGTAAAAGACGTCGATTACCAAAGATGAGAGCTATGTCAATGAAAAGCTTATGTTTTTTCCTTAAAACAAATGAAGCTTATTTTAGACAATTCAAGCAACGTATTGATAATAAAGACGATAAGTTATCAAAAGATTTCGCTACTATCATTGCAGATATTGAAACCGTAATTTTTGCCCAAAAATTTGAAGGTGCTGCAGCTGGATTTTTGAAAGAAAATATAATTAGTCGTGAACTCGGATTAGCAGATAAATCAGATGTGGATCATACAAATAAAGGCGAAAAGTTTGTTAGCCAGGAAGCGCCACAAATTATTGTGCAATATGGTACCGCTCCACCTTTGGCATCCAGCGAAAATGATATAGATACAAAAAAGGAGGTGTAAAATGGTAAGTGCATCTCCAATGTTTTTGGTTACGCCAGTATATCATGCTAACTATAATTCAACTGCAAATGTTGTAATCAATCAAGGCGGTACCGACAGCGGAAAAACTTATGCGATTATGCAGTTGCTTCTGACTAAGGCAATTACATTTGATGCGCCACATGAAGACCCTATTATTACTGTTGTTGGCGAGTCTGTTCCAAACTTGAAAAAAGGTGCATGGAGAAAGGCTAAAGAGATTATTGGAAATACTCCAATGCTGCAATCCTATATAAAAGGGACAATCAATGAATCAGATCGTATTATAAATTTCATTACCGGCTGGACAATGGAGTTTATCTCTTGTACGGATGAACAATCAGCTAAGCAAGGCAAAAGGCAGTATTTGTTTGTAAATGAAGCAAACGGTATCAACTATCCTATTTTTTGGCAATTGGCAAAACGTACTAGGCGGCAAACATTTATTGACTATAACCCCTCAGCTCCTTTTTGGGCTCATGAAAATCTTATTGGAACGGACAAATTTAGTAATGACTTATCTGCGAGCGTTCAGTTAATTATTTCTGATCACAGACACAATACATTCTTATCTGAAGAAGACCATTTTAGAACGGAAAATATTAAGGATCCTGAACTTTGGAAAGTGTATGCACGCGGAAAGACTGGAAATCTATCTGGTTTAATATTTCCAAATTGGCGCAAAATTCCAGATGATCAATTTCCTTGGGATGCACCTTTTGTAGGCGGCTTAGACTTTGGATATACCAATGATCCAACAGCTGGTGTGAGAGTGTCCAGAGTGGGCGATTCTATATTTATCCATGAGTTATTCTATGAAACCGGACTAGCGCCAGTAAAACAAGCTCAGTTGTTCCGTGCAAATGGTTTTGATACCAATTCTATTATCTATTGCGAACATGATCCTGATAGTATCGCAGCACTCCGAAAACAACGCCTTAAAGCATTACCGGCAAGAAAAGGAAAAGGTAGTATTAATGCAGGTATTCAATTTCTCAAACAATTCAATGTATTCTACACAGCTTCATCAGAAAATATCCATAACGAGAAAACAAAATACATGTGGTTAACTGATCCAGCAACGGGGAAATCAACCAACACCGCAATAGATCAATTCAATCACCTAATGGATGCTTCTCGTTATGGGGCTTATACAATGTGGGGGTTAAGGGCGTAATGTAAAATACTTAATATCCTATCAAATGCAATACCGTTTTTGAAGCTACATCTATGATAAACTTTTTGAATATTTCCTTTACAAGAGGAAAGCTCGCCTTTCTACATTTACCTAGAAAGATAGAAAGATTTTTAATAGTTTCCCTTTTAGTCGTTGAAGTGATATTATCTTTTAATGTTTCTAAATTTGATTTTAATGCTTCTAGTTGCTCGATTTTATCTCTATTATTAGCATTTAATTTTGATTTTTCTATTGCGGTATCTAAATTATTTTCAACGTCTAAATAAAAATTGTAAATAACATCTTGTTGTTCGAAATTTAAAGGGTTATTTAATGTTTCATCATTTGGGTCTAATTCAAATTTTTCATAATATTCACCTGCATAAAAGTTTGCAATATCTTCATTATACAAATACTCAACTTTCTTGTATTCTTTTATAAGCAAAACCCATGTATTAACTATAGAGCTTAATGAATTAAAATTTATTTCCGATTTTAAAGATTCACTTTTTAGCCCATTTGAGGGATAATATTCTACATCAATAACAAATGAATTGCCTTTAATATTTGAGGAAGAAATAATGAAATAAAATGAGTCATTTATATTAGACCTTATTTCTATCAATAGAGTTTTGTTGTATTTAGCAAATAAAACATCATTATGTTTTTTCAACAATTCATTTATTGCTGTAGCAATAGTTATAGGTATGAAGGGTTTATTATCAGCCATTTTTTATTTACAAATATAAAGTCTAACATAACAATAATTTACTTTATTCAATAAATAAAAACCCTTTGGCTATTAACCAAAGGGGTAAATCTAAAAATATGGAAGAAACTAAGAAACCAGGCGACAACAAAACTAAATAAATTAGTTTATAAATACTAACTTTATTAGTATTTAATTATCTTTGTTTGAGAAATTTCCATTATGGCTATAAAAGTTTTGAGATTAAATGAATTCAGATGTACATGCTGCAATTATCTACTCGCAAAACTGAATATGCAAATAGGAATAATGGAAACTAAATGTCCAAAATGTAAGACTATCAATAGGATAGAAACTATTAAGGATAAAACAAAAATAGACGGCCAATAGAGCTGCAATAAATTAAGTCGGATAAATAAATTAAGATCGCCAGGAGCGGCAATATCATTACAGAAATGTAGTGTTATTGCCGCTTTTTTCATATTACCCAATGAAAGAATTGTCAACGCAGAAAATACAAAAATTGTCAGTCTCAACGAGACTAAAAGCGGCTGGTGGACAATTGGTTCGTGGAAACCTTGGAAATGCGGTCAAATGCTTAACGGTAAGTTCTGAAAAGGTAATTGATAGTTCCAACTACAGAGGTAGTTCTTTCTTTTGGGGTTCAAATGGCGAAGAAGTTTATTTCGATTATAGTGGCCGTAATAGTTCTTTGACAGCGTATAAGTATTGCTCTCCAGTCTTTTCCATAATTACACAAAAGGCGCAAGCTTTAGCTAATGGTCAAGTTTGGATATTAGATACTCAAGGACAAAACAATGGCAAAGAATCTGTTACTCCAATTGCTAAACAATTGAGAGCGTTGATGTATAGACCAAATTTCTTTCAGTCCTGGAAACAGTTGGAAGGTCAACTCTATACAAATGTGCAAATACACGGCTTTGCAGTATTACTTCCTATTGTTCCAGTTGGTTTTGAGCGTATTGAAGCAAAGAGGTTGTGGTGTATTCCAAGCCATCTATTGACGATCACATTCAAAACTAATATTTCCTATTTCCAAGCTGAGTCATTTGCAGATACTATTGAATCGATCTATTTGAGTGCTGGTGGAGTTTCAACACAAATGAATCCAGCAGATTTAATATTTATCAATGACACTACAACCAGTTGTGATATTGTAGGCCTTGCAACAAGTAGATTAGAGCCAAACCAACAGCAAATTAATAACATCATCGGTGCAATGTCTGCTAGAGGTTCTTTGATTAGTACACGTGGTGCATTAGGGTTATTGACTCAAAATCCTAATGCAATGGGAGAAATCCCAATGAGCCCTGAAGAAAAAGAATCTCTACAAAATGACTTCAAACGCTATGGCATCCAAAAGAACCAATGGAAAGTAATCATAACTGATATGTCTTTGAATTGGCAACAAATGGGTTTTGCAACTAAAGACTTAATGTTATTCGAGGAAATTGATGATGACGTTCAAAAACTATGTTATAGTTATGGATATCCATATCAACTATTTAGTAGCAATGGTAAAGCTTCTTCAATGGCAGGAACAGAGGTTGATTCTTGGATGAAAAGACTATATGAAGGCTCCATTATTCCAGAAGCAAATAATCTCTATGAGCAATTAAACAGAGCCTTCAATCTCGATCGATACAACTTAGTAATCGACAAAGACTTTAGTCAACTATCTGTATTACAAGAAAATGAAAAAGAAAAAGCAGCGGCTAGGCTTACTAGAAACAATGCTTTGCAAATTGAATTTTTCTGCAATCTTATTACGCTCAATCAATGGCGTGTAGCCAATGGAGAGGATCCTGTTTCACAGACCAATGGTATTGGTGATAAGTATTACTATGAATTAGTGTCCTTAGGAATCGTATTTAAAACATCTTCAAATAGTTCTCAAAATGGAAATAACGAAAACGGCGGATCAAGCGCAACTACAAGTTAAGCAGCAACTTGAAAAGCAATACAAAGAAGCTGAAAGCGAAGCCATCAGATCTATAATCAAGAAAAAGCTCGAAACAGTAAAGCAATCTATTTATAACAACGAAAATTCGATCACAAAATGTCCTTCTTAGTAGAAAGTAAAACATTGAATAAAAAATACACTGACAAAAAAATGTTAGTGCGTGATCTTATTACCAATAAGGACGAAATAATCCTTCTTAAAAAAGCTGCCATTAAAAAAACGGATGAAGTCGGTTACAGAATAAAAGAATCTTCTAGTACTGCGAAAGCGGATAATGGAGATAATAATCCAATTCTACAACTGGGTGATACTATTCATAGTGTTATAAACACAACGAACATTATAGATAGTCATGACGACTTGCATTTACCAGGTATCTGGAATAAATCCGTTGCAGAACAGAATGGTAAAACATTCCATCTCGTAGGGCACAACTTTGATTTTAGTCAAATAGTAGGTTATCCGAAAAATGTATCTATTGAGGTTAGAACATTGCCCTGGGCTTCATTAGGCAAAGATTACGATGGTTATACAGATGCTTTGATATTTCATACTATCATGAGTGATAAAACTAATCCTGATGTATTCAAGGCATATCGTGATAATGATCCAGTTCAACATTCAATTAGAATGAAATATGTAAATCTTTCTTTGGCTATCAATGATCCAGAAGAAAAGTCATATTTCGACCGCTGGAATACTTATTATCCATCAATTGCCAATAAAGAGGTGGCGGATGAATTAGGATATTTCTGGGCAGTCTCAGAAGCTCAAATTTACAAAGAAGGATCTACAGTCCTTTTTGGTTCAAATAGTGAAACGCCTTATCAAGGCTTTACTCCCAATAATGCTGAAAATAAAGATAATCAACAGCCGTCCGGTAGCACTACAAAAAAGCCGCTCACCAACACTGAACAAGTATTTGACTTAAGTGCAGCGATTCAAAAAACAAATTTTATCATCTAATCAATCATTCAAAATGAACGAGAAAGAATTTCAAGACTTAGTTGCCAAAGTTGGCGCAGAAGCGGCTAACAAAATCAAAGCTGAAATGGACGGTTATGACGCCAAAATGAAAACCATTGCTGAGGATGCAGTTAAAAATGGAGGCGGCCTTACCAAAGAACAGTTTGAAACCTACAAGACCAGCTCTGAAACAGCAATAAACGAGATCAAAGAAATTGCTAAAAAGCAAGGAACAACTTTGGCTCAATTACAATTGTCCGGTGGAAAAGAGGAAACAAAATCAATCGCATCCGTTTTCGCTGAAAACAATGATGAATTGAAAAAAGTTTATAGTCAAAGGTCTGGAACAGTTGACTTTATGGTCTATAAAAACTCAAAAGGAGAATGGACTGCCAGAAAACATGATCCATTAGCAGCTAAAGCAGCTGGTCCACACGCGACAATTGATGCCGTTGGCGCTGCTGGCAATACAGCATCTATCTCTCAAGCCTTTGGAGCAGCAACATTATTGAGAATGGGTGCAAATGCTGATATTGTAAGTCAATACAGAAACACTCCTTGGATTTTCGATTTAATCAATACAACACAAGCGGGATGGAGTGATTTGCCATTTGTGATCTGGTTCGAGGAACAAGCAAAACAAGGTGGTTCAACATTGGTAACTGAAGGTGGTACAAAACCTCCAGTTCAATATACTTACAAACTTCGTTCTAGCGAGTATAAAAAACGAGCTCAATTGTTGAGTTTCACAGAAGAGTTCAATCTTGATTTTTCTCGCTTGCAAAGTGACATTATCGGTAAAGGTCAAACGGATTTGATTAACCAAATCAATTCTGATTTATTGACTGGTATCACAAATGCAGCAACTGCATACAATACAGCAGCGTCTTTCACTGGTGGTGTAGCTTTCGCTGATGCAAACGACTTCGATGTTATCGCAGCATTGGCAGCACAAGTTGATAATGCTACGTATGGCAATAGCACTAACGCGGCAATCATGAGTACTTTCAAAAAGTATCGCATGGGTGTAACAAAATCAACAACTGGCGAATACATTGATCGTCCTTCCGTATTGGATGCAGTGAATTTCATTGGTAATCCAGATATGGCAGCAGATGCATTGCTTGTTGGAGACTTGAAACAATACAACGCCATTTTACGTGGTGGATTTATTGTAAAAGTTGGTTACAACGGAACTGACTTTGGCGAAAACAAATTCTCTGTGGTTCAAGAACAATTCTACTTTGACTATATCTCTGATATCAGAAAAGCAGCATTAGTAAAAGGACCAAACTTCGCTGATGTTAAAACTGCATTAGCATCGGTAGGTGCTGGCGGTGGAGAATAATCCAAATTAATTAATCGGTAAGCTGGTCTATATGATCAGCTTACTATAATTCTTATTTAAAATGGAGAATACAAATTCGACAGAGTCTGTTTTTGGTGCAAAAGTTTCTAATATCAATGTTGGAGAAAATCAAAAACACAAAATCCCAACAGGAACAGTTGCCGTATATGTGGAATATCCTGAGTCCTATAAAGGAAATCGTCATTATCCAAATAAGACGATACAGCATGTAAGTCCAGAAAGTAAAGCTTTGTTTATCAAGGCTGGTTTTGGATTTGAAGCTAGCGTTGATGTGAATACTAAGTCTGATAATCAAGTTGATCCTCTAGTATCTGATGCAAACCCAGAAACTCCAACATCTGATCAAGGGGAAACGGCATCAAGTGATTCCATAGATGACATTCAAGCTGAAATCAATGCAGCTAGTGCACCAGATGCGAATGATAGTGCTCCAGTAGCTGATGCAGTAAGCGAAGAAACTGAAAGTGCTGATCAAGGGGAAACGGTTGAGGAAAAGGCAAAGGCTTCTAAAACAGCTAAAAAATAGTTCATAATGGCAATCATCGACAATTGTTATTTCAAAGGAGAATTACTTATTCCAAATGCGAATGAAACAGGTGCACCAGTCGGTGTGTATCTGAATGCATTGGTACCAGGATTTGAGGAAGATCTATTGCGACAAGTATTGGGACATGAGTTGTATGAGCAGTTTATTGCATGGTATAACGCAACGCCAGATGACACAGAAAGCAAGTGGGCTAAAATTCTAAAAGGAGTTTCTTTTCAAGGAGGAAAACTAGATTTTAGATTGTATTGGAATGGTTTTAAGTCCAACAATAGTCCAATTGCTCAATATTGCTACTATCAATTCAAAAAGATAGATGCAACGCAAAGTGTTGATGGCGGTGAAGTTCATACCAATTCTCAAAACGCATCCAACGCATCTCCCCTACGTAAAATGGTTACAATTTGGAATAAAATGGTTGACCAACTATGTACACTAAAAATGTACATGGATAGTTCTGACGATTTTAAAACTGATGAAGATTGGATTTTACAAAGCAAGTATGCGTGTTTGAATGAAGTGTATAAAAAAGTAAATGCTTTTGGTATATGATTCCAGTAATAGTTGACATATTGAGAGAAGTAACACAAAAGACTTCAACCAAATTACAAGGTTTATTGCAAAATAAACCTATCAACTTTTTGCATGGCCATCCAGAGGAAATACAAGATACACTCATTGAAATGACGAAAGCTTTTGCGATGGATCCAACTCAACCAAATAAATATCCATTAATCGCAGTTTATCAAGATTTTCCTGAGAAATTAGGATCTGAAAGTGCTGTAATTACTAAGGCGACTTTGCCAATGATCGTTATAGCATGCCTTACGGATAATAAATACAAAGCGCCAAAGCGTATGGAGGTAAATTTCAAACCTCTACTCTACCCTATTTACGAGGAATTTATCAAGCAATTAAAGAAATCATCTGCTATTCTTCCAAATGAATACAATGAAATCTTACATACTAAAATAGATCGCTTGTATTGGGGTACGAATACCGCTGGAAAGACTTTAAATGATTATGTCGATGCAATTGAAATTATGAATATGGAACTCAGGGTTCAAAGAATTACAAATTCATGTGCTCACAAACTTTAATCACTATTTAAAACTTAAATAAAATGGCATTATTAAATCCATGCTCAGTTACAGGTAGAGGCTCCAATACAGGAGTAGAATGTGGCAAGACATTAGGCGTGCCTGCTGGTATTATCATGGTGCCAGCAAATGCAAAATGGAGTTTAGCAGATATGCAAGATTTTGCTGCATATATACAAACTAAAATCCATGCTGCAGCTTCACAAAGGTGGTATCCAGTATTTACGGACTTGAAAAATTTTGAAGTTACCCAGGACTCTGACACTCAAGAAAACTTTGCCGACGGTACGAATAAAATGATCCGTTTGGGTGGTTATACTTTGACGTTTTCATTCTTGGAAGGTGGCGAATGTTTAGCAAAATCCTTGCTTTCATTCAACAAAAAAGGATATCGCTTTATAGTTGTCGATGTCGATAGCCAATTTAAAGTTCGTAAGAATGGCGATGGATCATATTCAGGATTGAGAGTAACGGATCTTTATGCACCTTCTCCAAACTTGAACACATTAGCCGCTTCTTACATGAATCGCATCATTGCAAGTATTTCAGTTGATGAATACATAGAAAAAGCTGAAATCTTCTTGAATGATACTGATTTGACTGAATTGAACGGACTATTGGAAGTAGAATTGTCTTCTGTTGCCGCTCCAACAGCTACAAAGTTGACCATTTCCGCAAAAACAGAATGCGCTGGAACTGATTTATATGATGAGTATGCAGACGCTTTAGCTGTTGTTGATGCTTGGAAAGTAACAGATTCAACTGGTGCAGATGTAGCAATTACAGCCGTTGCGAAAAATGACACATTGAAAGCTTGGGAATTAACAGGAGCATTCACAGGAACTATCAAAGTTTCTTTAGTTGCACCTTCTGTATTACAAGCAACTCCAATTTCTGTTGATGGCTTTGAATCTGAGACGCTATCAATAACACTATAATCAGGAAATTTTAAAACTATAAAAGAGCCTGTACAAGATGCAGGCTCTTTTCGAACTAAGAAGATGCGAAAATTAAAATTTGAACAGCCAAAATGTGCTCCATGTAAGCAAGTGGATGAATTCCTTGAAGAACAAGGGATTGAAGTTGAACATATCAATGCTTGGGAAAAACCAGAGATAGCCAGTAAGTATCGTGTAACCTCATGTCCTACAATAATCGTTTTGGACAATAACAATGTAGTTGCTCAACGAATAGTTGGTTTTAAACCTGATGAAATCAAGCAATTAAAATTTATGTAAACCGCCCGTAAATAATGATCCAACTTTTCAACGAAAATAATACCGATACTTTATCACGTCTTCAAGATGAAAGCGTGGATATAATTCTTACCGATCCGCCGTATTTGTATTTAAAAGGGCAAAAGCTTGAACGCCCATTCGATGAAAATAAATTCTTTTCTGAATGCAAGCGTGTACTTACAAAAGACGGATTTATAGTCTTATTTGGAAGAGGTGAATCTTTTTATAGATGGAATACGATTTTAGCAGATATGGGTTTCAAGTTCAAAGAAGAAATTGTTTGGGACAAATTATATACATCTAGTCCAATGATGGCACTATCAAGAAAACATGAAACAATTTCAATTTTCACTAAAGATAGTGGGGTAATAAATAAAGTTAAAGTTTCTTATATAGAATCAAGATTACATGATGAAGATTCAATAATTAAGGATTTAAAAAAAGTAAAAACCGTATTAAGTAACAGAAAAACACTCGAAGCTGTTGAGGATTATTTAACAAAAGGACAATTAACATATGATGGCGATTATGTTTCTTCAACAACTATAACAAATGGCAAGAGACGAGTTAATAGAGTTGTAGCAGTAATTAATGCGATGGAAGTAGGTATGAATGAAAAATCTATAATCAAACAAGTTCGTGATCATTATTCCGCAATCCATCCAACTCAAAAACCAGTTAGATTATTGGAACGTTTATTAGCACTGGTTTTACCAAAAAAAGAGCGTGAAAATATTACCGTTGTAGACCCGTTCGGAGGTTCATTTTCTACAATGGAAGCTTGTATAAATATGGGCGTAAACGGAATTTCTTGCGAAATAGACAAAGAATATTTCGAGGATGGGAAAGAACGGATTGAAACTAAATTGAAAGAAGTTAAACAAATATCACTTTTTAAAACATCATAAAACCGCCCGTAATCGGTTAGACGGGATTTAATAAATATGGAACAAAATAGAAGATTTAATCTTTCTGAATTTACAGAAACTGAAAAAGCGATAAATAACGCAGTTCGTTTAATAGAAAAAAAATTGCCGCCATCTGTAAAAGCGACTAAAGCAGGAGTATTATTAAGCAGCACCTTAGTTCTTGTCCAAGATGTTTTATTAGGAGATGAAGGAACTATTCCCAATACTGTTACAAAAGAACAAGTAGCAGACAATATGCAAGATGTTGAAGTTCGTACTATTCAAGAATTTGACAAACCTGTTACCCATGTCACTGTAAGGATGAAAAATGGATTTACAGTTCGTGAGAGCACAACTTGTGTTGATCCTACAAATTATAGTGAAGAAATTGGCGCTCAGATTTGTTTGGAACGAATTAAAAATCAAGTTTGGTTTCTGCTAGGTTTCTTATTGCAAGAGTCATTATCAGAGGTAAAATCTTTTTAAAGCAAATTATTGTACAAAAATGGCAATTTATAGTACGTTTTTAGAAACTTTTATTACGAATTGCCATTTTCTAAACCTATAAAATATGATTATATCAACTTTAGGATGGATTCATCTAGTAATTATTATAGTACTTCTGTATATGTACGTGCAAAGCAAATTTTCAAATTATAGAGATGAAAAGCTGCAAAAGAGATACGTTAAAAACATTAAAGTATTTGCTGGTTTTTTTAAAAATAACATCTATTGGCTTAGTAATCCCAAATACGAAAAATATAGAAAATTGTGCGAATTTATAGCCAACGAAATGGAGGAACGCCAACGTATAGGCGGCGATACTCTGAGAAATAAAATTGATGAAATAATTGAATCATAGTCAATATAAATTCTATTTTTATTAAACTACACATTTTACCGAAAATTATATAGAACCAATTACACAAATCATTAAAAATTATATAATCATGGAAGAAATTGGACAAGGAATCGATACAATTGACAATTTGAGAGCAGGATTGGACTTACCACTACCTCCACAAATGCATATTGAACAACTTAAAATTGCTCTTACGGAATTAAGCGAAAAAATGAAAGCTGGTTACCAAGATGTTTTTGGAGAGAATCCTTGGGATTAATACAAATTGTCTTAAAAATTATAACAAAAAATATTAAAAATTATTCCAAATGGATGATAGCAGCAATATAGAAAAGCCATTTACAGAAAAGGAAAATGAAGTAATGGAAAGTCTTATAAAGGCTCATGGCTCTTATATAGAACTAGAAAGAACACATCCATCCGACTTAGGTGATTGGCTGTTTCATATTCACGCCTTACAAAATATTTTATCCATGAGAATCCTTCAAAGAGATTATCCACAATATTTTTTCACCAAAAAATCATAAATCATGAATCAAGGTATTGAAATAGTGGCAATTGCTAGTAGTGTTTTACCAATAAAACAAATTCATTCTACCATAGAATATCATGCTGAACAAAAAAAACATGACCCATTTGAAAGAGAGAAAGAATATTCTATTGGTTATGTAGAACCTATCAATTACCAATATTTTCCACTTCCATTGAATTATATAAATGGAAAAAGATTGCCCAAGCGTAAAAACAATTAAAAATTATTCCAATGAATACAATCCAAATAGACATCTACAACATCAATTTAGAGGAAGCGGCAAAGGTAAAAAGCAAAGCTGCATTATTAAAGGATCAACGTTTTTTCCATAATCATACAGGTAAGGAAAGGCAAGACTTAGTTGAACAGCTTTGGCAAAAAGTCAATCCAACAGTTGAAGAAACTACTCCTGAAATTGTAAAACCAGAAACAAAGCAAGAAAATGGCACTGAATCAATTGCAGAATCTAATACAGAGCCTGAGCAAATTTGATTTCGAAACAGAACAAGAACGAATTGTTTCGGATAATAAAGATTTGCTAACCACATTTCTTACGAATCAATTGTCTATGGGTTTGGATGGTAACGATGAAAACATTCAACCGCAATACGCTCCATTTACAATTGAAATTAAAGAGAAATATGGTCAAGGATTGGGCGCAATTACAGATAGGGTAACATTCTTTATGACTGGGGCATTTTATCAAGGTTTGCAAAGTAGCGTCGGTGCTGGTGTGTTTTCTTTTACTTCTCCAGTTTCGTACTTACAAGATATAATTAATAGATCTGGGCAAAAGGTATTAGAACTCAATATTCATAGTCGAGAAGATTTCGGAAACGATATACTATTTCCAAAATTCAAAGAAGTATTTAAGCAAAAAACAACATTAGTAATATGATTATTTCCTCAGCTTCAAAATGTATGATATCAACATTCATGGAAGTCGCTTTTGACAAAAACTTAAAGGCGCTGATCATAGATGGTTTTGAGCATACGGAACAAGAACTCGTTGAAGCATGGGAAAATATTCAAATGGAATATACGGATTGCGCCAATCTAGCTAAACCAGAGATTAATTCTCTAACACAACAATTTTATTTGTTAGACGCTCGGTTAAAGACAATACCAATGTTGATCGATATTGAAAGGCAATCAATCAAGCATTTCAACAATCCATTTTTGCCAGCATTTCCATATTTCCAAAAGTTCTCATACCGATTGCATTGGAGCAAAGAAAGTGGCGATCTAAAGGAATTTGAAAAGCAATTACAAAGGATTGAAGCCAAAGAAAAACGATACAAAGTAGAATTTGATATCGTAAATGAAAAGCTTACTAAAATGTTGGATGAAAATGCTCCAGCCCTTAATGGCCAGAAGAACTTAACAGAATCAAGGCGTTCATTTATCCGTATGCTGAATAGTATGAGGTCATATTGTGGCGATATTCCCAAAACGGCTACAACTATGGAGGAATTGGGCTTAATGATTAAAGACTACAACGATTATTTGATTAATAAAAGAAATGAAAATGCAAGAAAACGATAGCATCCAAAAGCAAAACATTGCTGCATTAAGAGCATCAGTTAAAAATGTTGAAGAGCATTTAAATAATAGGCAAAAAAATCCAAAGATCGTTACTAAATCCCTCGGTGAATGGATTGAAAGTATTGAAGGTAAAACCACATTGGAAATAGCTGAATCATTTAAAAAAATACACGATTATTTATGTACTCTTGATGAATATAACAGATCGTTAGAAAATATGATTATCAAATTTGCCAAACTTATAGAACCTGCAAATGAAGTAGTCGAAAAATATGATAATTTGAAAATAGTTGCAGAATCACTTTTCCCTAAAAACTAAATACTATGGGCGCTCAAAATATAATTGACTTAGGGTTTGATGTTGACAAATTAGATAACCAGAAACGTAAGATTCTAAGTGATTTAAAAGAGGTTTTTACGGATGTAGCAAAAATGTCTGATACTCGTATAGAATTGAAATTTGCAGATAGTTCTCTTGAAATTAAAAAGACTATACAAAAGTTAAAAGGCGATTATGATGCAGTAAATACATCTGTCAATAAATTTAATTCAAATATACTTGCTCAAGCCGATGCAGCAAATAAAGCGGCGGAAGCAAATAATCAGAATGCAGAAGCTTTGCAAAGAGTTAAAGCGGCTATGGATTCTGTAAATAACACAAAATCTACAGGTCAGAATACTAGCAATAGCAGCGGCTCAGACAACTCCTCAACGGATCAAAATACGACGTCAACCCAACAAAATACATCCGCCAAACAAGAAAATATTACTGTAACTATTACTAGTACCGCGGCAAATAAAGAAAATGCACAATCTGCCTATGAATCGGCTCAAGCATTTAGGGCTGGCATGGATGAAGTCGTTTATAATGTTGGTGCTTATCAGCAGTTGCAACGGCAATTAACAGCTGTACGTGAGGAAATTAAACAAGTTAGTGCAATTCAAGCTTCATCAGGAGAAGAATTAGCTAATAAAAGAGATCGTGTTGCAGAATTAACAGTAAAGGAAAAGGAATTGCAAGCCACGATGCGAACTACTTCTCAATTAATCAATGCACAAATCAAAGATAATGTTGCCGCTGAGGGTAGTTACGATCAATTGCAAGCTGTTTTGCTTCAAATGGATAGAACTTTCAAGCAATTATCTAAAACAGAAAGAGAAAGTGAAACAGGAACTACCATTTTAAAAAATATGCAATCTGTTGATGAAGAACTCAAGAAAATAGATGCATCAATGGGCGTTTATCGTCGTAATGTAGGTAATTACGCCAGTGCTGTTTCTGGTGCATTTGGACAAACATTTGCGCGTACTGTTCATGCTGGATCAGAGGCATTAATGGGTATGTCTCGTGGTGTTAATGCGCTTGCTATCGACCTTCCAAATCTTATACAAGAGTTTATGGAAATGTCCAACGCCCAAAAGCAAGCAAAGGCATCTGGTGGCGAATATTTGACCACTATGCAACTATTGAAAGCTGCTTTTAATCCTTGGACAATTGTATTGCAATTAGGTATTATGTTATTGGTGAAACATGGTGCTGAACTTTGGAATTGGGCTACAGGCGCGGAGGAAGCAAAAAAGAAAGCTGAAGAGTTGAAGAAAGCGCAAGAAGAATTAAACTCCGCCTACAAGGGTTCAATGGAAACATCTGCTCAATCCATTGCGAAACTCAAAGAACTCGCAACTACAGCAGCGAATACAAACCTTCAAATGTCCACTAGGCTTGCAGCCGTTAAAGCAATGAAGCAAGAATATCCAGCTTTACTTAAAAATTATAGTGATGAAGATTTATTGAGCCAACAATTTACAAAAACGCTTAAAGGATTAGTTGAACAATTATGGGCAGCGGCTAAAGCTCGTGCATTGGGAGCTAAAATTGAAGTTTTGGCAAAACAAGATTTAGATAATATTGACAAAGGATCTGTTGCTTTGAGTAAATTATGGAAAGCCAGAGATGACTATAATAAATCAGCAGCTAATAGTCGTAATATTCAAAAATCATTAACAGCTGATAATAATACGATCCAAGCATACCGAGATGTAGAACTTAGAGATTTGAAAAATTTAAAAAAGGCAGAACAAGAATGGAACGATGCAAAAATGAAAGGCGCTAACAACCAAATTCAAGCCAATAAATTACTCAATGATCAACAAATAGAACTTGCCAAAGCTGGAGATGCTGCAACCGATGCTGTAACTACTGGCGGTGGTAAAACTGGCAAAACTAAAGATACAAGTTCAGAATATAACAAAGATATAGAAGCACAAAGAGCTGCCAATGAAAAGAAACTTCAATTGCAAGCCGAATATTACAAGTCAATTTCTGATTTAGAGATTGCCAATATTGATACTCGCAAAACAGCTTTGGATAAATGGAACGATATCGAAAAGAAAATCATTACTAACAATCAAAAATATAAATTATCCGAAAAGAAATTGAGCGATGGTGAGATTCAAAAAATAAACCAAGAGGCTGTTACTGCTTTATGGAAACAAGATAATGCCTATGCCAAAGCCGGACTACAAGTATGGACGTCCTATTTAGCAAATCGTCAAAGAGTTTTAACCGAATTGAATAAACTGCAAGCGGAACTTACTACCAGTATAAATAATAGTCCTGTTGAAGGTAATACCATGCCAACTAGATCAGGTATTTTAAAAACTGAGCAATCCAACTATGAAGAGAGAATAAGAGCCTTAGAATCCTTTTCTATATCTCGTAATTTGAAATTAGAGACCATGTATAAAAATGGTCAAATTACCCAAGAAGAATATCAAAAAAGGTCTTTAGAAAATACAAAATTAGATATTCAAGAACAATTAGATGCAACATCTGCTTTATATAAAAACCTAGTTGATAAAGATGCTGTCAAGGGTAATGAACAATATATAGATGATTTAATTGATAAAATACACAAATTACAATTAGAACTCAAAAAACTAAAAGCTTCACAAGGCAATGGAGAAGATTTTGTAAAAATAGCAAATGCACTTTCTAAGGTTGCAACCGCAACAGAATGGGTAACAGATAAATTGTCAACTATCAATGGAATTAAATACGATAACCAAATTACTGAAATTGAAAATCTAGAAGCAGCTCAGCAAAAGAGATATGAAAAAGAAGTTACACAAATAAATAACTCAACATTATCCGAAACTGACAAAGCCAATAAATTAAAAATACTTGAATCGGAAAGACAAGCACAATCTGAAGAAAATGACCGTAAGCAAAAAAAGGCAGAAGTTGAAAAGGCAAAATTTGATAAAGCTATGAGTATCGCAAATATTGTAACTAATACAGCTGCTGCAATAATGAAAACATTTGCAGAACTAGGATGGCCAGCAGGTATTCCTGGTGCCGCACTAATAACAGCAACTAGTGCTGTTCAATTAGCGAAAGTCATTGCTACCAAAATTCCAGAATATGCGGAAGGTACAGACAATCATCCAGGAGGTCCAGCAATAGTCGGTGAAGGTAAAAACAAAGAATTGGTACAAATGCCTGGTGGGAAATCGTTCATTGCAGACAAACCAATGATGATGAATTTACCAAAGTCAACAAAAGTATTGCCACTCGATGAAAAGGTATTTTCTCTTTATGCCAATAATGCAAGCGACTATTTATCGAATGGTGTTATTTCCATGACGGAAAGATCTCAAGCTATGGATCAAGCGCAAAACTGGAATATCGCAAAATGGCAAGTAAAACAAATGGAGAAAATGTATGGTAGAAATAATCAAAACATCATCAATCGAGTAAGTACCAAGGTTGATTTTGGTTGGATGTCTTATGTTAATAGTAAAGTATTTGGTAAAAATAAAAGAGCATGATTCCTAAAAAACGATTTTTATATTTCATAACTGACGCTTCCAATAGGAGCTGCTATTTTGATGGTTCTGCTATTCAAAAAACGAATATACCAACTCCATTATCAAATACTCCAGACGGCTGGAAAGATGTCGAGATTGCATTTGGAACAAACGACACCTATTTCTCATTACAAAGATCCTTTACCGTTCCTTTAAAATTTGTTGGTGATGGTGCTAAAGTATTGCGTTATTATATGCAAAATGGCAAAGGATATGAGGAGGAACTGTACATTGTTATTCTGAAATGGGCGCAAGATACTGGCATTTACAAACTTGAATATAAAGGACGAATTGATTTAAGTAAATACTCCGATGATCCAAAAGAAGGTGTTACCTTAAACGCTATTGAAGGTGGTATTTTAGATTATCTTTCTTCACGTGCTGACACGGCTTATGACATCCTTTGCGACACCTACGCAACGGATTATAGCAAGGTTGAGTTTGACGGAACATTACTACTTGATAGATTTTACTATCAGCAAACGGAAGATGGAACTACTCAATACTTAACTGGATATAAATTCTTTTACTCTATTCCGACTGTGTATGAAAAAAACGATGGAGATTCCGTTGGTGTAACTTACAATGATTCTACTCTATTTACTGGATATACTGGCGCAAAAAATGCCAACTTCCCTAATGCGGCTGAAATGTATAATGGGGAAGACTTTATCTTTCAATCTTTGCAAGAAGATATAAAAGTAAATATCAATGGAGTCCTTTCTGTTCAAATGATTTACCAACAAGCAAGTTATAATTCAAATTATGTAAATAACAGAGTCTACGGATTTTCTATTTTAGTTACTTGGCCATTGCTTGATGGATCCGGTTATGATATGAAAGAATATGAAATACAAAAACAGATTCTTTTAAGTAAATCTCAATTAGTTGGTTTTAATCTCAGTCAAACTATTGATGTTCCTGTAAATGGAAAAGTGTTTTTGATGATGAAGACCACTGGAGCGTCAAATGGCTATTCCATGCCAATTGGTGTTCAATTCAAACAATCAGATTTCACATTATCATTCAATTCAAAAGCAATCAATTCTTCGTCGGTTGTACTTTCTCCATTGCAGTTACTCAAAGCAATAGTCAATAAAATGACTGATGGAAAATTCACAGCGGAAAGCAATTTCTTTACACAAAACGATAATATTGTTGCAACTTGTGGAGATTCTATTCGTAACACAGCTTATTCATCATCCTTATTGAATTACTACCTAAATACTTCATTTAACGATTGGTTTCAATCCTATAATTCCATTTATAATTTAGGATTCAAGGTTATTGATAATGTACTTTGGGTTGAGCCAAAAGCGGATTTATACGGAGGTGATACGATCTTGGATATTGGGGAGGTATCTTCTATTTTAGTCGAAACATGTACCGACTATTTGTGTAATACAATCAATTCTGGCTATCCAGCACAGGACTATGACGCCAAATCTGGTAAGTATGAATTTAATTCAGAAGCAGTTTGGACACTGCCTGTTACAACAGTTGAAAAAAACTATGATATTCGGTCAAAATATCGCGGTGATGCATTTGGTATTGAATTTATACGCGCAAATCTTACTTCTACCTCTAGTTCATCTGATACAGACACTACAGATAATGAAGGCGATACACAAGTATTTCTGATTAATACCGAAAAGACGGATACATACAAAACATTCTCTCAATCTGCGAGATTTTCAAACAGTGGTTATATTTGGTTTCCTTATTCATTAGATACAGAATTAGATCCACAATATCCACTGCTATCCTACTATCAAAAAGTATTTTCTGCTAGTAGAAAATTTACAGTTTCTGGATCAGCAAATAATAATGGTTCATTCTATTCACTTGGAATAAATGGAGTTGGTGCAATCGATGAATCGCAAAAGATTGCTGGCATTTCAGTTACACAAAATGTAATTGACGAGACAGCAACTTTAATTACAATCACATTTGATAATCCATTGAGAACCATTAGACGCGCTAATTATACATCAATAAATGGCGTATTGGATAATACGGTTTACAATGTAGAGGACATGACACCAAAAAGACAAGTTTTGGCTCATGGAAATTATCTAAGATCGTTATTGTATCAGTTACCTTCGGATTCCATCACTTTATCAAGTAAGGATAAAAACCAAAATCTTGTTACTATTTTGAATGGAAAAACGATTTCAGAAAATGCAAGTGAGATTGTCAATTCCTTAGCAGATCCTTTATTTCTTCCATATATTTTTGAGTTTACCACAAAAGTTCCTTTGACATTTACAGAACTTTTCAATGCAGCGCCCAAAGGATTGATTAAATTTTCCTACAATGGACATGATTTATATGCATTGCCAATAGGTACAATGAAATATAAACCGGCTACAGAAGAAACCCAATCCTGGAAGGTTCTATGTTCTGCCAAAACAGAATTAAACACATTATTCAATTTATCCGATTCTGGATTATTAATAACAGAAGGTATGCAAAATTCATTATTCATTTCTGATTTGAATCCAGTGCAATTTATTAGATATGGGTTCACTTTAAATGCTAAATATCATACGGCTAATGCCTACAAATTGCCATTTAGGGAACGTATTACAAGATTTATGGAACAACCTAAGTATGTACAGAAATGGCAAACAAACGATACAATCAATTTACAATTCATTACTTATGGTTTACCGACGTTAGAAATTCAAATACTTGATCATGAAAGCAATGTTGTTTCTACTAAAATGGCGGCTTACATTGATGATACAGCACTCACATCACCATATCAAAAACAACAAATATCCATTCCATTAGGTGATTTTGAGGAAGGAATTTATGTTATGGCTATTATGGCCAATGGTACGTGTTTGGCATATTCTGAATGTATGAATATTGCAGAAGATTGGCCAGAAACATTACTTTTTGAATATTACAATAGTTTGAATCGATTGAATGGATACTTTGCGAGTTGGAGACCATCGTTACGATGTGAAGGTTTACTCATGCCAACACAACCGGAAAGTGAATTTACTACCTATCAAGATGATCAGGATAATAATCGAATGCTTTGGGGAATATCTACACCAACAAAGGTTTTATATATCGGAAATCAATATGGTGTTCCTGATTGGATGGCTTTAAAATTAAATGAAGTCCTATTGCTTGATCGCGTTGCAATTGAATCCGATTTATATGCAAAACAGTCTGATTCAAAATTCAGTGCGCAAGATATAGAAGGATATCCGATGTCCTATTATTCGATAACACTTTCTCAATATGGCAATAAAGCCGGTTTAGATATTTCAGATACTGTAATTGGAGATACAAACCAAACAGCGGTTTATACATTAGATGCTTCTGCTTTCGGTCAAGCGGAAGGTGTAATCTCAACAGAATTAAAAGAAGATTAATAATATGGCAGTTAATTTTAGTTTGGTCACTAGACCATATACAACAGAAAATACCGTAAAGGTTGCACTTTATAAAACAGCATCACCAACTGTTGTATATAAATCACAAGAATTACAAGGACCACTTGAGCAAACCGAGTGGGCTTTTCCTGGATTAGATATAGCCAACTACATCTGTAAAATATACGAAGTAACGGACGGATCTATAACACAAACATTTGATTCGTTTACAATCGTACCAGCTAACAAAGGAGCCTATTTGATGAAAGAATCCATTTGGGTTACTGCTGGTGTAACAGATGGATTTAATAGTGGTGTTGACACAAATACAATGGATGATTGGGCTGGTTGGGATATTATCGTCGAGCGTGAAGGTGGCGGAACAATGGTTGTAAATGATCAATATTTCTGGGATAAAACTTCTGGAACAATAACACTTGCTTATCCTGGCGATGCTTTTGGAGTTGGAGAAAGACTCTTTATTCAATTTGTACCTCAACAAACGGATGATTCAACGGGTGGTATTCCAGAAACATCTGGTTCTAGTATTGGATTTGGCACTTTGAAAACTATAAATGCTGATTATACGGTTTCAAGTTCTGATTTTGGCAATAAACTATTGGCACTAGATGGACCAGATTTGTTTGCAGTAACACTTCCAGATATAAATACGATTACACCAAATCAAATACTCTATATAGAGGTCGGAATTGGCACAACTAAAAACATTCAATTAAATACAGCATCTGGTCAAAATATTAGTTTTATTGATGGTGATCGTCAAACGCTTTATATAAATCAGAATGAATTTATAGCTATTTACAAACATCAAATTTCAACTACACAAGCAAAATGGAGGATTCATAGTTTTCAAGGAAACTTCTTGCAAGTTGGACTTGAATGTGCTAGTTATGGCTCAAATATAACTGGAGGATCTCCATTAAATAGAGTTCGCTTGGATGGTGCAAATTTGAATGTTAGTCAGTATGCAAGACTCTATAATGATTTTGTATTGAAACTTCCAACAAGTCAAGTAATTGACTATGCCAGTTGGACTACATCCGCTGCAACACAAGCAAAATATTCCTTAGCTAATGCAAACGGGATTTTCAGAACACCAAACCTTACAGGCCTATTTCTTAGAAATGCAATTAGTCCAGAAAGAACATCAGAGTTCCAAGCAACTCAGAACCTTTCACACTTCCATCCAATGACCGGTAATATCAATCCTTCAACGTCGGGAGAAGGTGGAATTATTGTAGGAAAGTTTACAGGTAAAGAGGCTATTAATGATGTGAATGTGCTAAACGGAACAGAGTATAGAACTATGGAATTGAATGGTGGAGACGAAGCAAGACCAAACAATTATGCAGCACTCAAATTTATATATGTATAATACTAATTTATTTAGCTTTTAAATACTAATTTTGTTAGCAAATGACAGGTAAAAATATTATTTCAGTTGATAGTATTGATTCCTTGAGAAATATTTCAGGGACTACAAATATTGTAGTTTCAGTTATCTCAAATAATAAATTAGTTTATTATACCTGGGATGATGCAAATACTACAGATGATGACACTACCATAATTAAGCCAAATTATTTCACAACTCAAGCCGGTAGATGGATACAAATTGAATCTCCAGGAGGAAGTAATATAGAACTTGGAACAGGATTAACTACGGATACTGATGGAAAAGCAACACTAGATTTATCTTCTACAACACTAGTACAACCTCAAATTCGAGCAGGTTTTTCAGTCAAAAAAAATGACGGCTCTTTGAACTTTACTTATAATTACCCTTACACAACAGGAGGATCCTACCAAATAGATAAGGGTTCACAGGTAGATATTACTTTATACTACAAATATCCTGGAGCGACAACAGGACAGGCTTTGCCAACATCCGTTACTGGTGATTTTAGTGTTTTGGCAGGGGCGGATACAGAAAGTGTTGTAGCAAATTTAAGTAGTATTGTGGCTTCCCGAACTTTACAAGTTATTTTGGCAAAGGCTAAAAGTGGCTTGATTGTCGTAAATAATCAAGTTCAATTTGCTAGCGGACAGGATACAACTTCCGCTGCAATATCCTTGAATTTTAAAGATCGTGTCTATTTTACAATGACAACTTTGTCTGATTTGGGATCTGGAAATTTTGACATGTCCACATTACCACAAGGTTCCGTCACAAATGCACAATTAGTTGATGGGATTTCCTTTCTATTTAGTGGTATTACAACAGGATCAGATCAATATGCTTATGTGATTTATCCGGCAGCTTTTGGTGATTTGAATAGTGTTATTCAGAATGATTCCTTACCTATTTTAGGTGCATTTACAAAAATGAGTAACATAAATGTTGCCAATAATTCAGGATTACTTGTTCCTTGTATTGTCTACCGATCAAATGCCGTAAATCCATTTTCTTCAGCAAAACTTCAATTTAGTTAATATGGCAATTTCATTTCCAGATATCGTTGAGCATAATAATCCAGACCTTCCAGTGGTCGCTGCAAAATCCGTTGCCGGACTAGATGTAGCAATTGCTGAAAAAACAAACAGCAAGGTTGATACCGCACAAATTGGCATTTCTGGCGGTGTGGCTTCCTTAGATACTTCTAAAAAGTTATTGCAAGAAAATCTACCAGTCACAGTGGTACAGACAACAAACGGTAAAGTTGCCGTTGCGTTAATACCGCTTGATCAGATTCTTAGTGATGATAGTGGATTTACTAATAATTCATCATCGATAGGGGTTTCTCAGGTGGCAGCTTCTGTATTAAAAGGGCTAATTGATACGGTAACTACACAAGCGAATACTTTACAGGGGAATGCTGAAAAAATAGGCAACAAGGCTAATAGTTATGATGCATCTACAGCACAAAATAATGTATCAGATTACGCATCCATTTCAGCTCTTTACGACGCATTAAGCCAATTGTCTGTTTCAGCACAAGGGAATTTTAATGGATTTGTTGCTAGTTCAGATGAAACAATTGTTTCGGCTCCAACCAGCAATGCTTTTAAAATATTTATAAATAATACGAATGGGGCTGTAACGCTGACTAATTATGGTGCCGTTTCTGTTCCTGCAAATTCTATTGGTTTTGTAAACTATGATTTAGCAACAACTACTTGGACTTTAGGTGGTAGCTATGGAACAACACCTTATTCTTCGCAATTGAGTGTGTTGACAAATGAAGAATTTATATACGCTATTGTAGATGGAGGAGGCAATTTATTGTGGGGAAAAAGATGGGATGGAACAACTTATGATTCTGATACTACCAATGAAGATGATATAGCTTCTAGTAAAAAAAGAATTTCCACTGTTGAAACAACGGTAAATGATAGTGCTGCTATTAATAATATTTCAACCGTTCAAAATGGAGAGTATATATATTCTTTAGTAGACGGGGTAGGGAATTTCCTTTGGGGTATTAGATGGGATGGAAGTATAAATTCTAGTATTCCAGCTTCAGTTTGGGCAGATCCTGTTGGTCGTGGTTCTGTGGTTGTTAGTAGTAACGGTAAGATATTATCGGAGAGAACTAATACAGGGAAACTACAAGAAAATGTAGGCATTGTGACTAAAGATATAGAAGCTACAACCGTACACGTTCGCGATTCCCTTAATTTTTCAGATAATGCGCTTGATAATTTAAAGGATCAATTAATAGGTTTGGGTTTTAAAATTGAAAATAATTTATAATGGCAATTAAAAATATATTAGATATTGTTGCATTCGATGACGATTTAGAAAGTATAACTGATAGTATCGACTTTAGTTCTATTGCTGCGCACCCGCGCTTATTTTTAAAAAGCGGGGATATTTCCAATATTATTTCTTTAGTTGGAAGCGATACTAAAATTGCCACATTTCATGCAAAAATAATGGCGATTGCAGACGCCGCCCTAACAGCCGATAATATTACATATAAATTGGATGAAAGCGGAACTAGGATATTACAATATACAGCAACACCACTCGCGCAAAGACTTACATCTTTAGCTTATGCTTATAAATACACCGGGACGGCGACGTACGCCACAAGAGCGGTAACGGAAATGCTAAATGCGTGCGCGTACCCCGATTGGCACACATCACACATGTTAGATACGGCAACCATCTTAACAGGATTTTCTATTTGCTACGATTGGCTGTATTCTGCTATTGGCGCGACCGATAGAACTACTATCGAAACAACGGTATTTAAATATGCCCTAAATTTAATTTATTCTAATAGTGTATCCGACTATTCAACAAACCAAACGAACTGGAACCAAGTCTGTTCCTGTGGTATTGGGCTCGCATCTATCGCTTTCTACAATGTAAACACAACTATTTGCGGCTATTTTCTTAATAAACTATTGCATACCCTTAGAATTCCCGCCGGGTTTTACGAACCCGATGGAACATATAGAGAAGGTCCAGGATATTGGAGTTTTGGAACAAACCAACATCTTTTATTATTACAAGGGTTAGAAAGTGCATTCGGGACTGATTTTTATTTGTCTGATTTTACAGGGCTACAAAAAACATGGAAATATAAATTATTTACATACAGTCCTACTAATAAAGGGTTTAATTATGGCGATAGTTCTGAAGGTTTTACGGATGTTAATCCTGCTCTTTTTTATTATGCCATAAAAAATGCAGATACTTCGGTTTTATACTTACAAATTAAATTCCTTGCAAACGGTTATGATACATACGAGCCTTATGCTCGATTCATGATACCTCTTCTTGCAACAAAATTGAATTATAGCAATGTCACAACTCCCAAAAATGTGTTTTATGGAAGTGGAGAAACGCCCGTAATTATTGCTCGTATGGGATGGGATTCCGATCAGGATCACTATTTGGGTTTTAAAGGTGGGAAGTGTAACCAATCCCATGCGCACATGGACATAGGAACTTTCGTATACGAATCGAAAGGTATTAGATGGGCTTGCGACTTAGGATCAGAACCTTATACAAATTCTGAAAACGGAGGGATAAACTCTTCTGACAATACACAGTATTCGAATAAATGGCAGGTGTACAGGAATTCTATTAAACCGCATAACATCTTACAATTAGATGGGGCGAACTTACTTGTAGATGGATTTAGCGATATTGTTAAAGTAAATAAATTGACAAATAAAGCAGGCGGAGTAATAGATTTAACCGCTCCAAATGCTAACAAATTAAAATTCTACACAAGAGAAATTAATATTATAGACGGATCGTATTTACAAATTATAGATACAATTATAGTTGGTAGTACAGATGTTTCCGCTAGATGGAATATGTCGACTTATGGATCTGGTGTTGTAAATGGCGATGGTTCTATTACGCTTACAAGTGGCAGCAATACAGCCATTTTAGCCACCTCATTTTCAAATGCAAAAGCATATACGGCGCGCGTGTTGAGTAATGAAGGGACTAATAGTTACGATTCTTCCAACACAACTACTAAAAAAGTTTGTTTCGATTTTACGCTTAATAAAAATGAATCTATTGTAATAACTACAACAATAAAACCACAATAATGGCAACAAATAATACACTTCAAGTAAAATTAATAGGATCAGCAAATAGTACAGGGCTAAAAACTATTTCTCAATTGGATATTCCTGTTATTAGTTCTGTGGATGGTGTCGTATTTCAGCTTCGTTTTGCGATACAATCGGGCTATACGGTTAATATAACACTCTCAAACGGGTCATATTTCATGACCTCCGCAACGAGCGGGGATAATCTAGGAACAACAAAAACAGTTACCGGCGGAACAACAGGGAATGTCGGGCTTATTATAAAATTCGCATTAGGAACGACTACGATCAGCTTTGATAATAAGCACGGAATTGCGGGAATTGGATTTCTAACGGGGGACGTTCCAATGCTACTCGCTCAAAGCGGCACAGCGCAGTCAAGTATCTATGTCAAATTCGATATGAGTGTTTGTAAATACATGACCAATCTTGTTTCATTTATTGGTGCTTATATGGATTTGTACGGTGATTTATCTCTTTTTGCAACTAGAACACTTTCTAATTTTTCAATTCTAAATGGGGCTAATTCTAATGTGAATGTTTTAGGAGATATCGCCAATTTATTTAAGAATAATAAGGCATTTGCAGAGGTGGGATTTGGTTCTCCAAACGCAAATATTTATGGGGATTTATCCGCTTTAAATGGAGTTACTACAAGTATAAGTTATGATTTGTGCGCAATAGCAGGGCAAATTACAGGTAGTATTAGCTACTTAGCGGGATTAACCCCTAATAGATTATATCTAACAAATATTACAGGGGGAACTCTTACAGGAGATATTGGTAAACTAAATGCCTCTGTAAGATTAGTATCATTTGTTAGTGCCGCCACAAAATTAACCTTTAGTTCCTTTACAAGCAGGACATATATCTTGGCTGTAAATAGTGGAACCTTTGCCAGCTCTACGGATTTAGATAATTTCTTAATTGCTCAAGCGGCATTGACTTTATATACAGGATCAACAGGAGACTATATAAAAATTAATGTAAATGGTACAAGAACAAGTGCGTCCGATGCTGCTGTAACTACTATAAAAGGTAAAGGCGTAACTGTAATTGTATCGGGTGTAACTCAATAATTTTTAAACAATAAATTCAAATAAAATGAAAATTCCAAGTTGGGCAAAATATGCCTTGTATGTAACATTATTGTTACTAAGTGTTTACGGATTAGTCGAGTGGTTTAATGCTGCAGATTCTGTTCCCTTGTCAGAAATTCCGGATCAATTTAAAACCGTTGATGTAAAATTGATTACACCTCTAGGTTTTGTATTGACTGATGTATTGTTGGTTTTTCTCGTAGTGGGTAATGCTTTTTATGATGCAAAGCAAATCAATGCCGGCAAAGTTGTCATTGTTGAAAATGGAGTAAACAGTGCGGTCGATCATGGGAAAGAAGCCGCTATTTATGTTTTAGCGTCTTTGATTATTCCTGGACTTATTGCATTTATCACAACATCGTCTGTATTGTTGGTCGGTTATGCAATTGTTTATAGTATTTTGACAAGATGGGCATTCTTTGACATTGTTCTAAACTTACTACGCGGTAAGGCTTGGAATTATAAAAGTGATATCAGTGCTGGTGATCAGATACAATCGGTTTTATGGTTTATGAAAAATAGTCGAAAAGATATCCCAAGAGCACATGTGATATGTATCGTACTTTGTGTAATACTTACAATTATTCCATTTCTGTAGAAAACATAATGGATAGCCAAAAATCTTTTAGCCTAAATACTAATAATATTAGCATTTAGGCTAATTTTGTTAGTATTCAAAATTCTCTCATGAAAAATTTACTCACATACATTACCTATTTTTTAAGAGCCTTTCCTGAAAGCATTAAAAATGCTGGAATCGGAGGTTTTATCACCAAAGCTTTACTATTCTTATGGTTACCATTTACCAACCTTATTGAAATGCTTGTTTGTTTACTCATAGTTATATTTCTAAATATGGCTGTAGGTGCTAGAGCAGCTGTAAAAACTGGAGAAAAGTTTCAGCCTAAAAAATTCTTTTGGGGATTCATGGAACATTTTATAGTTGATGGTTTATGTGTTTTCCTTGCTTGGATTTTTGAAGTCATAGTTAAGGTCAACTTTCCGTATGAAAAGTTCTATATAATGGGTGTTGTTACACTATTTATCTGTCTATGGGAAATAAGCTGTATGCTAAAAAATGGAGCTAAGGGATGGCCTCATTACACATATTTACTCAAATTGTCAGGTATCACCAATGCTTGGCAAGATACGATAGAAGAAAAAGCGAAACATCTACCTGATCAAATTATTAATCCAAAAATTAAGCACGATGAAGAATAAAAATCTATGGATATCATTAGGCTTAATACTATGTATTGCCAGTTGCATGTCCTTACAAAAAGCAACTAAAAAAGTATTGGATTCTAAAAGTGCAACCGATAAAGTTGGGCGTGTATGGGCTATTGATAACCCATGCACAAATGATACAACTTTAGTTAATTTAGTTACACCAGTTTTAGTACCAGGTAAAGACAGTATTGTTAATGGCAAAGATAGTATTGTAATCAATGTTCAACATGATACGGTTTATGTAACAACATATAAGCCAATTTACTATCATAAAACAGACACTATATATCTCAATCGAACCGCTTATGTTACTGATAAACGAGCTTTAAATATAGCTCAAGATTCCGCTAATTATTATAAGCAGCTTTCAGAATTACAAGCAGCTCAAATTAAAGGTTTAAATACTAGCTTATCAGACCAAAACAAACTTTTAAAAAGTGCAAAAATTGCGTTGTGGGCTGTAATCATAATTGCATTAGGTATAATATTCAGAAAACCGCTTTTCTCATTTATAGGAAAATTTCTTTAGATGCAACCAATAGAAATACAACAAAGATTAAAGGAGCTAGGCTTTTGGACTACTAGCAAAGCACTTTACAACAATTATGGACCAGCGACGAAAGCAGCGGTGAAGGCTTACCAAATAGCAATGGATCTGGGTATTGATGGAGTTGCAGGTCCTGAAACTATACGTTCCTTATTTCCTCAAGTTCCAAAAGGGTTGATCGATCTTGTAGTTTCCAAAGCAGCCATTGACAAATTAACAATACCAGCGGAAATTGGATCAATAGCTCAATACAATCAAAAGTATCGGTTTCCGACATTTCCTGGTGGAGGATCTGGTTTAACGATTGGTATAGGTTATGACCTTGGTTATAATACAGCTTCTCAAATAGCTGCAGATTGGGGAGATTTGGTTGACGCCAATACATTGAAGCGTTTGCAATCAGTTGCTGGATTGAAAGGCGATGCTGCCAAAGCCAAACTATCTACGATCAAAGATATTTCCATTCCTTACGATGACGCAAAACAAGTATTTCTTGAAAGAACGCTTTTCCGATTTGCAAAAGAAGCTGTCAATACTTACCCAGGTTTGCAATATTTGTTTCCAGATGCAACCGGAACCATTGTTGATACTGTTTTCAATCGTGGAGCTTCTCTTGTGGGTACGACGCGCGTTGAAATGGCAGCATTGAAACCAGCTATCCAAAATGCAGATTATAAAGAAATGGCAAAACAATACAGATCAATGAAACGCTGGTGGGATGGTATTGCGAATAATGGCGAAATTTCTCGTTTCCCTGGGCTAGTTATTAGATGTGAAGATCGGGCGGTCTTATGCGAACATGCAGCACATGATTATTTTGCGGATGATGTAGTGCATTTGTATATATAAGCTTTCATAATTGTTTTTAATAATTCCAAACGTATATTTAGCAGAAATTTACAATTGTAAAGTATGGCTAAAGCTACTAATAAAGCATCAAGTCAAGGCTTTTGGGATTATATAAAAGACAATTGGCTATCTCTTGGAGGGTTATTAATAGGTTTAATTTCACTTTCATTTTCAGCAGGAATGTGGGTTGAAAATATGAATAATAAACTCGACAGAATGAAATCTGATTCTGATAACCAGCAAAAAATTAGTGATCTTCAAAGAGACCTAAAAGAGTGCCAATCGGCAAGTGAAACTTATTCCAAGAAGCAAATTGACTCTATTCTAAACAAATCCACAAAGGAATAGTAATAATATGGAAAAGAAAAAAATTAATATAGCCTTATTGATATTATTGGCATTTATTGCAATGTGTGTATCAATTATAATACTCTCTATTTATAATTATAAACTAAATATCCAAGTAAATAACAGAGATAAAACAATCCTGTCATATCAAAAAAATAGCAGTAAAGACACCGCTATTAAATATACGGTACTTCATGATAGCGCCACTTTAAATGGTAAGAATGTTTCAATACAAGATTTAATATCAGTAACAAATTTTTTATACAAACAATCTGATACCTTAGAAGTTTATAAGGAAATAATGAATGACGCTATAAAAGAATATGGTTTCAAATTTAATTTTATAAATAAAAAGCAATCAGGTTATCTAAGTTTTGTAGAATACTTACATAATGATTGGAAAGATAGTTTAGAATCACAGAAAAATTCAAATATTCAATTAAATAAGGACTTTAATAAATTAAATTCTGATTATAGAACATTAGTAGATAGATATAATAATTTAATTAATACATGTAATTCAAAATTAATTGAACTTAATAAAGCATCGGATTCTTTTCATATTATTTTAAAATCATATAATCGTTTACTTAAAGAATCTGGGCGAAAATATAAAATTGAAACTGATTCCATTAAATCTATACTTTCAATTGAAAAGGAATAATTTTAGCCCCTTAATTGGGGCTTTTTTATTGGGAGTTGTTACCTTTGCGACAAGTAGTCAATTTCTCATAAACAGTTAGTTTTAGTTTGCGGCCCTGATTTCCATCGGGGCTTATTTATTGAAATTCATTCGCAACCTTTTTAATTCTTTCCATTGCCCTTAACTCTTCATTCAATGCATAAATTTTTGTTGTAGAAATTGAATCGTGGGAATCCATCACCTTAGCATCTTGAAGTGATAAGCTAGCGGCAACCTCATCTGTATTCAATCTTTTTAAATCATAAAAATCAACTTCAACACCAAGTTTTGTTTTTATATGCCTACGCCAATGTTTTGTAATATGTCCATCCGATAAAGGTTTGACTCCAGGAGAAAAGCGTTGCGATAAAAAATACAATTCTTTATTCGTTGCGTTACCTATATATTCAACCCAATATTTAACAGCAATATCTTTTATTGGTTTCCATACTTCTTTTGGAGTTTTACCTTTTAATATAACAGCTTTGTAAGTTTGATTTTCAAGATTGATATCTTTTAGTTGTAATCTCCTAAATTCAGCGGAACGTCCTCCTGAATGAAAAAAGATATTCATATACAACCAAAAGCGATAATCATATTCTTTCCAATATTTTGAGATTTTTATTCTTTGTTCATTTGTTGGAAGTAATCTAGCCTTTTTGATGGTTTTCTTTTTTGCAAGATCTCTAGGGTAATTATAACTCACAACTCCATATTCGCGAAGTTCTTTAAACAAAATCATTAAATAGGATCGATACACATTATATGTATTGTTTGACCATTTGCGGCTTTGATACAAATAATTCAGAATTATTTTAATGTGAGAAATATCTACATCACAAATCTGTAACCTGGCCATTGAAAAATGAACTATAGCTTCTTTTACATATTTAATGACAGATTCTATATCCGTTTTAGTGCGTCCTTCAGCATTAATACTATTTTGAGCGAATTCAAGACAATCTATGAATGTATCATATCTATTTATAATACCTTTTGAAGATTGTGGAATTTGATTTGTAATAGGATTGTAACCAAGCGTTTTGATTTTGTATTCCTCATCCGCTAGAATAGCTTTTGTCAATCGACGTTTTTCAACAACATCAATTGCTTGATTCATACCTTTAATAATAACTTGCTTAGTTTTCTTCTTTTCTTCTTGTTGTCTGGGATCATGAAAACGGTAAGAGATATACCAAGTTCCAGAATAATCTTTGGTAGTTTTCCAGTCTTTAGGATGAACAGTAAAATTCGAAACTTTACATCCTGATGGTAATGTTGTTTGCATTTTAATTTGAATTAAAACATAACCGTTTTGTTAACGGCTGTGTTAACGTTAAAAAAAATGCTGATAATTAATAGAAGAAAAAGGCTGCTAATTTGCTGGTTTACAGCCTTTTAAGTTGTGTCCCCGTGGAGGCTCGAACTCCAGACCCACTGATTAAGAGACCGAAAAATTATAGTTTAAGTCATTTAATATTGTTAAATGTTATTACCTAGAAGCCTTGATGGTATTGGTATGTAGAAAATAATAGTCTTTTTTTGTAGTTAATTATTTGTGACTTAAAATCCATTTTGTGTATCAAATTGTGTATCAAATTTTAACTATAGTAAAATGAAAAAAATAGTAGCGTCTTGCGAAGTATTTTTAGATAAACGTAGGATAAAAAAAGACAATACCTTTCCTGTAAAGTTGAAAGTTACTTTCAATAGAGAACGTAAATACTATAATACCAATGTGAATATTTCTGAATATGAATGGAATTGTATTCACCAAAAGAGAACGCCAAATACGCTATTAAGGATCAAACAAAAATTTAAAGAACTAGAAGTAAGTGCACAAAATTGCATCGATAAAATTGATAGATTTACATTTTTTAATTTTGAAAAAGCATATTTTCCTAAAAGGCCAGATAAACATAATGTTGAATATGCTTATAGGGAATTTATACAAGAATTAAATGCACAAGAGCGATTTGGATCGGCTAATTTATATGAATGTTCGATCTCTGCCCTTTTAAAATACAAATCAAATTTGCGCTTTGACGATGTAACTCCACTATTTCTTGAAAAATTTGAAAAATATATAATTAATAAAGGACTTTCGATTACTACGGTCGGTATTTATATCAGACCATTAAGAGCTATTATAAATCGAGAAATAAGAAACGAGAACTATTCTCTAAATGATTATCCTTTTACAAAAGGAAAATATACAATACCTACAGGTCGAAATATAAAAAAGGCACTATCAATTGAAACGATAAAACAAATCATTTCGTTTGACACAGAATCAGACAAACTAATGGAATTTTACAAAGATATATGGTTGTTCAGTTTTTATTGTAATGGTATGAATGTAGCCGACATTTGTCATCTTAAGTACAAAAATATGCAAGGAAATATTTTTGTATTTCAACGACTTAAAACCTTACGAACCTATAAAAGTAATCCAAAATACATCAAGGTAGCAATAAGTGCGCCTGTTCGACAGATAATAAACAAATGGAGCATTCCAATGGAAAATGAAAATAGTTATATTTTCCCCTTATTAAATGATAGTTTATCTCCCTTTCAAACAAAAGAAAAAACCCGAATAGTCAGTCATTCTATCAATGCGCAAATGAGAAAAATAGCTCAAAAAATTGGCTTTAGTGGAGATATAACTACCTATAGTGCACGTCATAGTTATGCAACTATTTTACTTAATCTTGGAGCGCCTATCAAATTAGTATCTGATAATCTAGGACATAGTACTGTTAGTGTTACGGATAATTACCTAGCTGGATTTACCGATGATTTTATTATAGACTATGCAAATAAAATGGATAATTTATTTAAATAA